CGTTAGCAATAGCGGATGTTCTTGTTACGTCAAACCTAACAGTAACTGTTTTTCCAACCTTGTAAGCAGACACGATTTTGATTCTGGAATTACTCGAACTGAATTGGTTTGTAATATTAACGATTTTGTCTTTAGCATTGTCAATCGCATTTGAAACAAAAGTGTTTACAAATGCTGTTGTTGCGACTGTCGTATCGTTGCTTGTAGCCACCGGAGCAGCAGAATGTAATCTAGAGTTACTGTCATATCTCGCTATGGCGTCTTCCGATGGAGTAACCGTTGCCAACACAGAACTTAATGCTATTGGTTTGTGATATTGTTCGTAATGGGCATATGGGTAACCAGCAACAATAAGATCTGCATCTAGTAATGCCGATGTGTAGTCGGTTTGAAACTCTGCACGGATACTATTCCATGTTATTGCGTTATCAGCATTGTCGACCTTTCCATCGTTATTAGTATCATAAACAGCTTTCGTCATATCGCCACCGCCTGCATCCCCAACAGCGTTAGCTATTGTTGTTTTTAATACTGCTGGCGTGATCACTCTTGCTGTCGTAAGGGTACCTTCTGTTGCTTCGGCTTGCGTCATCGTTGGATATGTGAATTCCAAATCACCAATAATCTCATAATTTGTTCCGTCATATACGAACCAATAAAATCTACCAGCGGATAAATGGTTTTGGTTTGCTGGAATTGTTGCACCTCTATACTTTATTGATTTCGCACCTGTTCCGTTGACGTTGAGCGTTAACGTAGAGACTGACGCAGTGTTTGTATTTGTAAACTTGACCGCAACAATAGAACCGGTATTGAGAACAAATCCTTTTATACCTGTAACAACCTTTGCAGCTGTTGCTCCTGCCGTTGAACATGTTCCGTAAACCGCTAAGTCGAGGTACATATTGACGCTTCCAGTGGAACCAGCGCTTAATGATGTCGCAATAATATTATTATGCGATGCCAAATCTAAACTAGACTGTGGCAGTGGTGCATCTACGGTTTCTTGATGAAGCATTCCATCTTCTGTATAATTGCTGTTCACTCCAGAAATAGCATTTTGATGCTGAGTAAGGAACGTACTTCCTTTTGTTACTGTCAGTGCTCCGTTAGATGCAGTGATGCCAGTAACAGCATTACCAGATCCAGTGGTTGTGACAGTGGTTACTGTATCTGTGAATTTTGCGTTTGATGGAACATCAGAATTAACAGAATGTCCGTTAACAGTTCCACTAATATTTGAGCTTAACGTATTTGTCGATGGTGTATATTTTAAATTGTCGCTATGTGCTCTTTTTGTTTCTGTTGTTGAATCCGAGAACCACACATGTCTTGCTACGCTATTTGTTGCCGAACCATTTGTCGCAACGCCGGTTGCATTGCCTGTTAACGAGCCTACGAATCCACCAGACGCTGTAACCTTTGCTGGAAATGTCACATTTTGATCGAAGTCGTGATTATACATTTTGTCGAAGCCCATGTATGTATTAGGCATTGCCCATACAGTGTCACCATAGCCTCGAATTTCGGCGATCGTTTGAAATTGAGTTTCAGACCCGGTGTTCATTGTTGTGGTGGATCCGTCTTTTCCTCTCGTCATGAATGTGATTCGCCAGTTCCACCAATTACCAGTTTGGGTTGGATATCCACCAAAAGCAGCAGGAGACTGCAAAGCAACGAAGTCTGCTCCGGACCAGCCATTCATATAATAATCGTTATCAGAAAATACAGTGACCCAATTCGTAGAATTTTTACCAGTAGCTCTTTCAACTTTAATGCCCATAGTATCATTAGACGATGAAATCCAAAAATACAATGAATTAAGTTGAAAATATCTCTCCGTGCTAAGAACATAATTGCTATTCCAGTAATTGTACTTGGCTGTTTCGGCTGTACCAGAAGGAACGTTGTACTTCATTGCTGTAATAGTTATACGAAGTCCACATAACAGATTTTTCTTACCGTTAATCTGTGGCAACGGCATATAGTATGCTCTTGTTTCTGCAAATATCTGCCTCTTTTCACTATTACTGAATCCTGCGTCGACCCATGTAGTACCACCGTCAGTAGTTTTTTCAACAATTATTTGATCTGCCGGTAAGAATGCCAAATGATTAGCTCTCGCCTGATTAATCATCGGCCTTACAGTCACGTCAGAAACACCTCGAATTGCAGTCTGATATAATTCTGTCGTATTCCCTCTTGTGTTTTTGTTAATTGCCCCTATATTATTAGCCGTCAGATTCACATTTCCGGTTCTGTATGAAGTCTCGGCATTGCCTTTTACACCTGTCACCTTTACAGCGTTTGTAACATATGTTTTTATTTTTCCCCAAAGAGTAGCAAGCCCGGTCTCGTCCAAATATGTTTTTGCCATCAATTACCTCCGTATTGCACTATCAAACGCAAACGCTGTTGATTGTGGCTTCTGTGATTGCCGTAACATCTGAACTGATTGCTGAATGCACAAACGCTGTAGTTGCAATCTGTGTGCTGTTTGTTGAAGTTCCAGCAGTAGGAGCAGCGGGCGTTCCTGTGAATGTCGGAGAAGCAATCGGAGCTCTCGTTGTATCAGTAGGGTGTCTATGGTCTTCTCTTGCATATTTAGCACTTGTTCCTACTGATTTCGTACCGTCCATAAGAGGATCGGCACTGCCAGCTGTCAGGTTATTCTGGATAACTGTAAAATCACTATCTGCAGCAGAAGAACCTTTGTCTTTGATGGCAAAGACCATGTCTCCAACTTCACATACTTGACCGGCGTAAGTTCCAGCCGTTCCGACAAGCCAATACCAACCCTTTTTGTAGGCACTTCCTGTGATGGTTGAGTATGCGGTTACAGACCCTCGGAACATCACTGCTCCTACTTCGGATGCTGCAATTTTGTCGTCAATCGTTTTATTAAGGACTTTTGCTGTAATCAGTCGCTGTGTTGTGCTCGTACCGGTTGTGGCTTCGCTTTGAGACATTGCGAGATACGTTATGACTTCCCCAGGAAAATATCCATCGGTGCGTACGCTATAATGATCACCATCGTAATACACTAAATATGTACCAGCAGGAAGAGTCTTATTAGACGATGACGACACCTCGCCATTAATATATAACGTTTTTGCACCTGTCCCATCAACATTTAAGGATAGCTTACTAGATGCGGTATTATCAAAAGTAAACGTAACAGGAAATATAGAACCAACACCGATCCCAGTGCCAATGCCTGTGCCCATTCGTATTATTTTTGTTGAATTGCCGCCGTTTGAGTCGTACTGATAACCAGGAACAACTATCCTTTTTGGATGTTCAATCGATGTTATATCATATGTGGATCCACTATATACCATCGTGACTACTGCACCGCTTTGAATAAGGGCTTTGGACGGGTCTGTTAAATTTCCGCCAAGATTAATTTTGGATCCATTATAATATATTGGTTTGGCCCCAGTTGAGTTAATATTGAGTTTTGGTTCTTTTTCCGTTACTACGTTTCTAAACCATACCGAAACGCGTCCGCCAACACTTAATGAAAAATCCGCATATATTGTACCACTAGTACTAATATTATACACATCGTCTGTCGGTGTTGTTGCTTCGAAAAAACCATTACCAAAGTCTAATGAGTCGTATGTAGTGTCTGTATCAAGATCTCCGACTAAACGGAATATAGTGCCATCGTATACAAATAAATATACTCTACCTGCTTGCCCAAGCCCTCTTGAACCAAGCTGAGAGGCTCTATAATATACGTTTTTAGCACCAAGACTATTTACGTTCAGCGTCACATTTTCAGCAGTGTTGACTTCATCAAACTTAACTGCGATCCATGCGCCTGTTTCATATGTAAAACCCGTACACGAAACTGTTTTAGCTGCGGTAGCACCTGTTGTGCTACAAATAGCGTAATGGGAAATATTTGCACTTCCATTAAAAGAAACACCATCGATTTTTCTTGGTGTTGTTAATGTGGCTGCTTTGTTGACAGATTTGTTAGCATCTGCCGTATTGTCGACATTACCAAGACCAACGTCGGATTTAGTCAATGCCAAATCAGTTTTGATTTTTGCTAGAGTGACAACATTAGACGTTTCCCCATTTCTCGTTTGCTGTATGATTTTGTTTGTAGCGTCATATGACACGTCAGACACAAACTTTGCCTTAATCTTAGCCCATACTAACGCAAGACCAGTTTCATCTAAATATGTTTTTGCCATTTGGCCTTGTATCCTCCTTATCTGTTAAAAATATTCGTAATTATCTCGCCACTAATCGGATCGAGATTGAGCTCAGAATACGTCTTGTCCCCCTCAAGTGTCACGCCTTCGATCTGAGGCCTGTTAGTTAACTGGTTATAGTCGGTTATGGACGCCGGAATGCCGAACTGAAAATCAAGTGACGATTCAGAAAGCGTTGTCGACACCGTTGCCGGTGAACCAGCAGGTAAGGTTGTAACAGAAGCAGAAACGTTTTCGATATTCGTTTGATCCGACACATTTGAGCTCGTAGTCGTAGCTTGCTTGTTTGCTGCTTTCTTACCATACAGCATTGCAACGCTACTCATCGTCTTCTTCCTCTCTTGAGATTATCTGTCCATCAACGCATTCGACCTGGCTAATAATTTTCTGACTTCCACTTATCGTTTGTCTCATAATATAACTTGAGACTTCTGTGTTGTCTTTCGTGGTAAACCTGAACGCGTCACCTGCTTCCATATACGGAACATTCGCGAAACTTGCTTCAATCGGTGTGAATTTCATCATGGAAATATATGGTATGAAATTCTTCTCAAGCATTATCTTCACCATCGTCCCATGCTTGTTATACTTACCTGCATCGTGCCATCCGCCATCAAAATAGTAGTAAACATTACCCTTAGTCCAAGTCATGCCTTCTACTGTTTTAGTAGCTCCAGTATAACGATAATTTTTACTAATATCTGTGTTTTCATCCGGTGGATCTGATATAGAAGTTGGCGGAACAAGAATAACGTTCTTAAGTAAGTAATTATCTGTCATATCGTAGATAGACCTTTTGGTCGAATCGACAGAATAATTTGTAGTTACTTCGTCACCTGAACTATTAGTGTAAGTGTATCGAATCTTACCAATATCTTCTACGTCGTATTCGTCCCACCACGCATGTTCTACGGTATTAGAGTCCGTAAAATCGACTGGGTCGGTATTGTTCAAATGCACCCCGCTAAACGTTCCGTCACGATTCTGTTTAAGAAACATTGCATTTGCTTCTGCATAGCCGCCTAAAAGATCGGTTGTACTGACTGAATTTGAAAACATATGGTATGTGCCAAGCGACGATTTTGTTGTTTCTAAAGTAGATTTAACCGCCACATAACTGTCTGAATAATTCGCCTTATAAAACTCTTTGAAATGGACAGTAATGTTTTCATAGTCTTCACGAGTATGTGTTTCGTCTACCGGCCAATCTGCACCGAAGTCAGGATAATATACGTCATCATGTGTTGTAGTTGACCATGAACGAGCCCAACAAATCGGCGTACCAGAATCATTAGAATACCATCTGAATGGTATTGTCACATGCGCAATACATAGCGTCGCGCTCTTAAACTTATTTGTCTTATAGATCGGCACTAACTGAGCAACGTCTATTACGATGTTTTTATTTGGTTTGATAAATATAGGGTATGTATACGCTTCTGCTGAATCATTATTCGCATCAATAAGCTGAAAATATATTGATGGCTGAAAACAACCGCTTCTCACTCTAACCGAATCTTCTGTTGATGTGAACACTCTTGTTGGGGTCTCATTAACATTGTCGTAATAAAAGTTTATTTTATTACCACTTGAGTTTTTAACAGTGGGAAGTTTTTTAGTAGCAACATCGAGCAATTCTAACGCTTGTTCCTTGTCGTAGTCGTCCGGTTTGTAATCTGCTCTAAAGACAATAACCTTCCCTCTCGGATCGAAATATCTTCTAAACACTTTTCTAGATACGCCTGCATTCATCCACAGGTTTGTATTCCAGCTACTATCATAAAGAGTTGATGTTCCATAGTTATCTATAGAACCATACCGGTTATCGTCCGGATCTCTTCCGTTGATCATCTGCTTCATATCGTTTTTGCCCATTAAAGCAATATCGACGAGCATGTCAGGCTGAAATGCAAAAGAGTCTTCTTTGTATACTCCGGCCAAGTTCAAATCAAAATTTCTCTCGTTTCTTGAATATGCGGTTATCTGCCTATGCGTCATGTTATCGTGGTTTCTAGCACATTCCTCAACGTAAAATATCCCATACGGAATTGTATACCAATAACCATCGAGATCGTATCTCTCGTAAATATTAGTATCCGTTTCGAAATACGTTGTTCCTGATTCGAACGAAGTACCAGTAAACTTTGTATACACGTAGTAGTCGTCTACTAATTCTCGTGTATAATAAGTTTTATTAGACTGCATGACAGTATCTTCAGTCTCTTTGAACTGTCCCTCTTCCTCTGCCACTTTATTTGCTTGGTCTCTAGTCATTTTGTATTCGATAGAAACAGCAATCTTTCTGTCAAGAATATTAGGGATCGTTCTATCTGGTGTGTTTACAACTTCAACGCTGAAACTAGAAGCTTCTGACAGACCAAACGCAAACGCTGTCTGTGAGCACACGGCTTCACCAAAACTCGGAGTGTCATAGACAATATTGTCGTTAATGATGTCATCGATTTCGACGTTATCACCTTCGTCATTGTCTAAAAAATGGATGCGATGATTCTTAATTGTATATTCATTTTGAATTATTCGCTTAACAATGGATGGAATCTCAATCATTATCGTTCCTCCATCGACACTTCAAGGTCGTTAATTCCTCCAAGTTTTGTAGGGTTTAATGTCGGCTGCATTGCAACCAGCATTTCTAAATCTCTTTTAGTATCTCTTTTGTTGATTAAATAAAGAGAGGAGACAAGGTAATAATCCTCGTCTTCCCCTCTATTTGAGTTCAAAACACGCATGAAATCATGGTATTCGTCATATGATTGAAACGTCATTGTGAATTTACCGCCAATTTTTGTACGATAAACTGCCCTATGCGTTCTTCCAAAACCATCCGTCCATGACTCAGACATGTCATACTCAAGTACCTGATAACTTGGTACCAAAATATTCTTTGTGTAATCAACCTCTACGTCGTTATCGTTGTCGTACAGTTTGAATAACGGAAAACTCATAACGTCTCCTTCTATTTATTAAATGGGCTATACCCAGTTGATCGAACGAATTTGTTCGCTTCTGCTCTTACAACTCTGAATAAGCCTGCAGAATCAGGTTCGATTACCACATTTACTGTAATGTTTTTATTGTCTTCGTTGATTGCAGACATAGTGTCCTGAATCGCTGAAGAAACACCACTGACAATTTGTGAAACCACACCAGAACTTACGTTCTGTAATTCAGCAGCTCTTCTTTGAGCGTACGAGGCATGAAAGCCTACACCGTATGATGAGCCTTCTGGTATCAAATCGTTGATAGTCGAAACTCCATTTTGAATTTCTGAAAGGTCCATCATTGGCTTAATAACAGGCTGTGAGTTGAACAGATCTGCCTGCATGTTCGCCATAGCAAGACCGTTCTTCAGACCGTCAAATAACGAATCTGCTGTTTCGCTTCCTGCTTCTGCGACTTCTGCTTGGCTTTCATCAAATTTGTTTAAGAAACCTAATAGTGTAAATTTTGCCAGTTCAGCTGCTTTCCTTGACGGAGAATGCTGCTGAGCCGTTGTTGTATACCCTTGGAAAATATTTGAGGCAATAGTGCTTCCTCTGCCATTAAACAACGGCATCATGTTGTCAATCTTTAATAAGCCACCGTTCAAAGTGTTTTCAACAATACCAGGGAACTCTGCACCTTCAGTCTCAAATCCAGTATTGACTTCTCCACTCATGTCGGTACCAGCAAGAGTATAAAGGTCTAGGTTTGCATTAAAAATATCCAATGAGCCGTCAACTGTTGATTGAGAAACATCAAACAGATTGCTCTGTTCAGACGTCATACCATCTGCTACTCCACCAACATAGTCCCCACCTAGATTGAACCCACTGTCGGGCTTAATGTTCTTTGTAAACGGTTCGATTGTACTATTGGATAGTGATTCTGCTGTCGTTTGCAGTACTGGAGCCTGGCTCAACATATTTTGACTTATGTTGTCGACAAATCCTATACCAGCTTGAGTGTTTTCAGATAGTCTACTTTCTGCCTCTACTTTAGCTGCTTCAAGACCTTCCGCCATATCGTTTCCGAATATCGGAATCTGTCGTACGATAGCCTGTAAAGCATCAAGTATTAAAATATAAACAGCGATTGCCAAGTCGCCAATAGCAGCCAAGATCATACCGCCATTTTCGATAATGCCTTCCGCAATTGACGAAATTAATATTGCAATAAACCGTACACACGCACTTGCTAATACGGGAAGCCATGAAGCCAAACTATTAAGTATGATAAGGAACACCTGTGCGATTCCCGATACGAGAATCATAGCATTATTGATTAACGCCGTTAAAACACCTAATATAACTTGGAACACCAAGTTAATGGCAGTGTATGCAACAAGTGCTACGTTATTATTAATAGCCGCACATGCACCCTGAATAATGGCCGTAACGCCATCCATAATTGTGGCTCCCTGTTCGCCAAGTTTTGAAATTAACAAAATCGCTGCGACAAGTGCCAGAGTGCCTACGCCTATACCAAGCATACCAATACCAAGACGCCTTACGGATTCACCAAGTTTGACTAGTGCGTTAGACAAATTAAGCGTTGTAATCAAAACCGCAGCACCAACAAGTACACCGAGCGCACCTGCTATGCCAACGATACCAACAATAATCTGCCCGAAACTAAGTTTTCCTAATAGCTGTAGTGGTGGAATCAACAGGTTTATAACCACAGCAAGCGACGCCATAGTTGCAATAGCACCAAAAACGTTTCCACCGCCCTTAATATTAGAAAGAGCTGTTGTGCAAAGCGTTAACATACCAACTAATGCTACTATCGCAATCGTGCTTGCGGCTATTTTATCAACGCCCATGGTTGACAGCACAGCCATTGCAGTAATCAACGGGGCTAACGACTCAGCTACAGCACCTAAGGCTTTCGCATTTACGAGCGCCTTCAATGGTGATTGTATTGTCGATAATGCCTCAACACAAATCATCAGTCCGCCAATTAATAACAGAATTGAAATTGTTGAAGCGCCAATCCCAGCGACATTCCTTCTGGCAAGAAGGGATATCGATTCGATCATTGGAGCAAGTGACGCAGCAACTGCAGCTAACGCAACCGCTCCAACAACTGCTTTCATCGGTGATTTAATACTTGTTAACGCATCAACACAAAGCATCAATCCAGCGATCAATAACAGAATTGAAATCGTTGAGGCGCCAATCCCTGTGATACTTCTAAGAGACAATGATGTCATCGCGGCAATCATTGGAATAAGTGCTTGTGTCACTTTTTCTAACGCTTTTGCACCAGCAATTGCCTTCATAGAAGACTTCATGCCTGCTAATATACTCACTACGCTTGCAAATACAAGTGCTAATACCCCAACTTCGACTACCGACCCAAGCATTGTTGCCGGGTTTTCTTTTGACATTTCTCGAATTGCAAACAGCAATGGTATCAGCATATTTGCAACTGCGCCTAGTGCAACCGCACCAATAAGCGCTTTGAATGGCGACTTCATGGCTCCGAGAATATCGATGGCCGTAGCGAACGCTACCAACAGCATTGATACTTCCATCGTAGAATATAACATGTTCGTTGGGTCTTCTTTTGCCATGGCCTTTATCGCAAACAGCATCGGCACGAGCGCTAACGCTATTGCAGATATACCAACCGCACCAAGCAATGCTTTGGTAACAGACTTCATGCTGCCTAGGATTGAGACTACCACACCGAAAACGCTGATCAACGTAGCAATCTCCATTGTTACGTATAGCATACTTGTTGGGTCAGCCTTTGCCATAGCAACAAACGCCAACATCATCGGCACGATCGCAAGTGCGATTGCAGATAACGCAACTGCACCTAGAACGGCCTTTCCGCCAGAGTCTAGCTTACCTAATAACGACACTATCGTTCCAAACACCGTGACTAGTATACCTATTTCACTGACGGTATACATCAGTCTTGTTGGATCTACAAGCGTCAGTACAGCAAGGGATAACATCATTGGAACAATACTAGTTGCAACCATTCCCAATGCCATTGCGCCTGCTATAGCCTTTGGACCAGATTTTATCTTTGCTAAAGACGAAACCAATGCTGCAAACACTGTGACTAATATCCCTATCTCCATCGTCGCATATAGCATGTTCGTCGGATCACCAAGAGACATTACTGCGAAAGCTAACATCATTGGAACTATTGCAAGTGCGATAGCGGCAAGCGCAGCGGCGCCAGCAAGTGCTTTTTTGCCGGATTCAATTCTGGACAAAGCAACCGATAACAAGCCCATTACCCCAACAAGCGCTGCAATAGCACCTACGGAATTCCACATACGTTGAGGATCAATGAACGATAATATTGCCACTGAAATAGCCAGCGATCTGACTGCTAACGCCATGCCAAGCATCGAAAGCATTACTTTACTAGCTGATTCAGCGCCTTGCTCATTCTTTTTTGCAGATCCAGCTGCAAATGTCTTTTGCACAAGAACAGCAAATACTGCCATTACACCCATAAGAGTACTGATAGCAATCACAGACCTGGCCAAATCTTCTTCCGGTATGCTGGCTAGTTTACTTACTGCTAAACCAATAATATAAACTGCAGCTGCCATCTCAAGCATAGAGTTAGCAATCGCTCCGAGTTTAGCAAATGCACCAGTACTTTCTGGTAAAATTCTATCTAAAACGTTATCGACCAGGCTCTTCTTTCCACCGCCTACTGGGGACGTTGATGGTACCTTACTTAAAAAGTCCATCATGCCAATGAGGACTCCAGTAATTGCACCTAAAACCCCAACAACTTGCAAAACACGACTAGGATCAATAAGCGCAACAATAAATATCGCACCTGCAATCTTTATGATTGCGTCAGCTATTTTTCCTATAGTTTCGACATTGATTTGAGCTTGCATTGCTTTCAGCTGCCCAGTCAACGCGTTTAATGTGTCCTTAAGACCTGGAATATTAAGATTAAGCTCTGTAGGTAGTGCCTTTTTAAGTTTCTCAAAAAGTGGAATTGACTTAGTAAATTCCATTAAGTTAAATTTATTCGGGTCAATTTGTTTAGCCGCGTTGCCAAACAACTTGCTAAGATTTGAGACACCTTTTATGCTGACAAGTCCAAGAAGACCGCTAGTAATCGCTTTGAAATTGGCAGCAATTTTCTCCATATCGAGCGTATCTAAGTAGTCTTTTGCTTTTCCCAAAGTATTTTGGAGCCATGTCCAAACAAGTGCTCCTTTTTCAGACACCCAACCGCCAAGCGATTGAAATATCTGAACAAGACGCTCCCACATGGAGATGCTTTTTTCATCCGGACTGAAAGAATCTTCTTTTTCTTTGGCCGCAAACATTCTACCAAAGAACTCAGTAATAGCCGTGAAAGAACTACCAAGTCTTTGTGCAACATCACCAAAAAAGTTCAGGATACCATCTTTCAATAGTTTCAGATAATCGGTGAAATTAATAAATACATCTGACAGTCCGAGGATCTTATCTCTGAACCCATCAAGTGTCGGAAGATGTAAAGCCTTTAGAAAGTTGTTTATTCCTTCTATGATGCCGTCTATTGTGCTATCAAAATTAGCATCAATATCTTGCAACGTTTTACCAAAGTTAGCCGTAAGTGACAAAATAGCGTCACCCATCTTTCGTCCTGTGGAAAAACCTGGAAGAATAAAATTAAAGATTCTACTAAATATCTTTCCTGCCATGTCAAATATAGCTAAGACACCGCCGAACGTAGATCTAAGATTCTGCAGTTCGTCTTCAGAAAGCTTTAGTTTATCTGTTACATTTTTAACATTATTAGCAAAATTAACTAACGCCTTGGTTCTAGCAGTAAGTATTTCTTCTTCATCCATGCCAGGATAGAAAATATCGTTCCAAGCGTCAACAGCTACGCCTCTAATGTTAATAAAATTTTTATAAACGTTATTCAAGGCTTCGATCAACAGATCTCTGCCTGTCATGAACTGTTCGACGCCCTCGTCGTCAAATCCGATACTTATCTGGAAATCTTCGCTCGAAAACCCCTCGGTAATACTACCAAGGCTGGGCAATCCAAACGTGAAAATATCAAGTATCATGTCGCCGAAGTCAGACCAAAAGTTTATGGCTTCGTCTAATTTACCAAAAATATTTTCAAATATAACAGACCATTTGGTGCTAACAGCATCTTTTGCTGCGTCCATAGCGTCTCTAAACGTTTTTGATTTTGACGCCAGCTCATACCCAGTTCTTCCGACTTCGTCGTTTTGTCTATCCAAATACTGAGTAATCAGCCCCATCTGTTCTCTGGTCACACCAAATCCGTCTGCGACTTTTATAGCAGCATCGTATCCGCTTTCGCCATAAGCATCGACGATTTTTTGTGCGTCTTCAACGCTGAGTGTAACACCATCAATAGTTTCCGTTCCTTTTTCAAGGATTTGAACCATTTTATGTGTTTGCCATTCATTTGAATCAAGAATATACTCGTTGTCTTTAAGCTTCTTATTTAAAAGACCTTCGTTGATTTCTAGTTCTTTAGCAGTCTTTAGGAACTGTTCCTGTCCGCCATCAGCATAAGCGGCTAATAATTCTTCTGCTTGCCAGCCTAAGATTCCTGTGGCATCTGCTAGGTCCTTGACCTGGTCTGTATACTTGCCGTATTTACCAAATACAGCCTGCATGACATCGCTGTCAAACCATTTTTCTGATAGGAACGATCTCATTTGCTCTGCTGTAAATAAGTGCTCAGTCTTACTATTAGCATTCGCCTTCGATCGATACTGCATCTTTCCTTCTTCGTTGAGTCCCTCTTCTGTGATGGTCCCCATTTTCTCGGCAATACTCACAGCCATCTCTTTAAACTGTGCGGTCGCCATATTAAGAAGTTCGATTGATCTAAAGTCTGCAGTTCCTAAATATCCCATACCCATTGCCTGGGAAAGGTTATAGAATGCACCAGAAGCCCTACTGGGATTAACACCTGAAGCCGCTGCCCAGTTTGCTACACCCTGCATCTGCTGTGCTGCTTTGTCGAGATCTACACCATTGGCAACGAATTTTGCCACTGCGTTTGACATTTCTGTAAAACTATATGAGGTTTCGTCTGAATACCACATAAGTTTTTCCATCGTTTTATAGATGCTCTCAAGGCTCTTTTCTGGCATCGCAGCGCTTATCGTCTGTACTGCTTCTGTTTTTTCAGTGTATTTATTAAAGCCAGACATGACCTGACCAATTGTCAAGTTTTTTGCAATTCTTATTCCAGCATTAACAAACCTATTTGTAATATTGTTTATGGCTGAATATGCAGCAATCTCCAACGCTGAGAACGACTTCTGCACAGTCATGATTCCGTTTGTCATTGATGAGAAATCTACATCTCTCACCGCACTTGCTAATTTACCGAACCCTCTTGTCGAGTTTTGAAAATCTAATTTCTTGTCGAACTCGTCTAAAGAGTCCATAGACTTTTTTATGCCTCGTTCGAAATCGTCATTTTCGAATGCGAGCTCAACCACTCGCTGATCTACTGAGCTCATGCGTTCTTCACCTCATTCCAAACTTTCTCGGCAATTTTGTCAAATATCGGTCGAATCGCTGGGTTTATGTAATCTCTACCCTTAACATACCCACCAGTTCCAGTTCCGTGACCATACTGTAGTATTAGGGCTATAGGTACACCCTCGTTTACGTTTGAATTTGTCCACACTATAGATATGCCCTTTTTCGTTTCCTCGATTGTATAGCCCCATGACGAAGCTGTTTCGCCCGTGTCCACTGGAGTAGCAGCAGACAAAGCCGATACACCTAATTCAGCGTACATTTCTAGCTGTTTCATGTGTTCTCTAGCAAGCATACTTTTAAAAAACTTCCTAGTTTTCTTAAAGTTGCCCTTCGAGGTTATTCTGACAGTGCCCATACTGACCTCCATTTTGATTTCAAAATTAAAAGAGGTTACTTACTATCAAGAAAGTAACCTCTATACGAATTAACCTTTTGAATGAAACTTAGCCCTTCTGGCTTTGTTTAATTCGCTGTACATTTTTGCTACTTCTCTGTTTGACATTTTATTCACTCCGCTACTGTTCTGAGCGTCTCTTACTTCGATAAGTTTGATTAAGCGATTAAAATGCCATTTTTCGCAAGGATCAAACGGTATGCCAAAATCGATCATATATGAATAGATAAGTTCTGATGTCATATACTGACCAGTTTTAGGTTCTCGTTTTTTCGATTCAACTTTTGTTGCGCTCATCGGATTAGCAATGTAATCATTTATTTGGCGCAATATTTTTTTGTCGTATCGGATGTAGTAATAAACATAAGGGTCAACGTTTGACGACAAAGTCATACATCGAATGTAATCAAGCGTCTCTTCATTTGTTTTTTTCTCAGTTGACTGAAATGGTTTATGCCATTTAGCTTCCCATTTTGAAACTGAGATTAACGAATGCTCGAGCGTAAGCGTTTGAGCGTGTAATTTGTAAAAACGTTCCTCAGCTTCGTTCCACATCGTTATGCTTGGAATCTCAATTCGCAGCACTATTAACTACTTCGGCTAATCTGTTTTTTTCGTTTTCTTTGAGAATCTTCTCAAATTCCGGCGGCATAATACCGTTTACAAATTCTGCAGCAGCATTAGGGTCTGTTACGAGCTCAACGAAGAACCTGTCGTATGCATTTGTGTCCATAAAAGCCGCAGCAATCTCTGGAGAATGCCTGAAGTGGATACCGTCGTCTGACAGAACACCATATGACTTTTCAATCAACATATCGAAAGTGTCCATAATCTCCTGACCATCTTTTCTGGCCATTACACCTTCGAGTTTTGCTTTAAGCCCGCCAGGAAGTACAGTGTCGAGCCTCGTAATATCAGTCTGGGTCAAGCCAAACCAAAAATCCTGGGTTCTCTCCTGACCCATGAAGTCTTTAAATGTAATCTTCTTACAAAACATTTTAATCTCCTTTCGATTTAGTTATTATTAGTTACCTGATGTTCCAGGTGTAGCAGCTGACGCGGGTGCACCCATGATCTTGAGAATTTCTGCAGGAAGCGGAAGACGTGCTTCTGTGTCATTTTCCGGATTCTCTGTATCAGTGGTTCCGTAAAGAATATTTTCAAGCTGAGTGAGTTTTGTCGGATCAGCTGTCTTAGAGTTAATCTCAAGGTGTGCTACAGGTTTAACTCCTTCAACAACGATCGGTGTCGTAGCAAACTCCCAGGAGAATTCAATTGCCTCGGGATCGTTATTAACTGTCTTATAGTCTCTGCTTGACGGAGATACAGTAGCGTTGTAGACGATATGGAGTTTATAACCGTAATCGTTCTTCTGTGTATCGTTACCAAGGACAGTACGATAGCAGAAACCAAAAGGCTTTCTTGTCTGCTGACCTACGTATACACCCTTTGCATATTCCACTTCACCATTGCATTCAGAGAATTCGTCAGGATACGTATATGCTGTAATTGTTCCGCCAAATTCTTCTGCTGCACGAAGGCTAAGATAAATCATGTCGTCTGCATAAATCTTTGACTCATCTGCACCAGACGGTGATTCTGTTACGCCTGTAAGACCAGACCAAGCAACACCTTTCGGGTATGTACCGTTTGTATCTTCCAGATAAATAACGCCCATTTTAGTACCGGTTTCATAAAGACGACTGCCGGTCTCGTCCCATTTAATTCTAGTCATGTACTAGTTATCCTCCATTAATAATAGATAGTTAGATTATCGTGATATAGATTGTCCGATACAAAACGGCTGCCAAACGACGCGTAAGAAAACGCATCTAGTAATTTTTCAGCATATGTATTATCAGGATCTTTGCATATTACTTGAACGTCATATGCCTGCATTGTCAAATATGCGTGATCGTTTGCTTTTGCTACAAACGGACGTGCCTTTTCGTATACGATACAAGGGTATACCATTTTTATAGATTCAGGTGGCTGGTAGTAAGTGGTGGTAATACCAGTTACTTTTTTCAGCAAATCGCTGAACTCGTAACGTCTTTTCTCAGAATACGAAGGACTACTCATTAGTCTCCTCCTCTGTATACAAGTCACCCAACGATAAAAGAAGGCGTGGCCATTCTATCTGACAGTCAGATATCTTGAACTTCACGCCCTCAAAAATAATGTATTTCATAGCCTGAAGGTTGGCTTTGGCAAATTTATCAGCAATAATTGAAATCTGATTGCTAAATGTTAAATTGTCATTGAGCTGTTGCGTATTCTGCCACCTTCGACTATTTGTCTCTACGTTTCCGTAGTATGTTCTCTCAACAATTTCGTTAGTCCAAACGTCTGGTTTCGATTCAGTCGAAAGAGAGAATCCGATTACACCGTGCCAACGCCTCATGTTTTAATCCATTTTGATTTTTCTAGAGATTAGTCCTGGCCGTCGGGAGCAGCACCTTCCTGTGCTTTCCAGAAGGACTGGCAGGAATGGTACTTCGTAAGGCAGCCACTCATACGTGTTTCCATCAGATACTTGTTCTGGTTGTAATCAATGTCGAACTGGTCGAAGGAATTGATTTCGCCACCCTTATCTGTACCGCAGGAATAGTCTGAGAGATTCAGTTTAACTGCAACAAGGTCGAATGTGCCATCAAGCGTCTGTCCGTTAACAGGTGTGAACGTATGGCTGAAGTTCTCCATTACTTCTACTTCGACGATCTTGCTTACACGAAGAGCAGAGCAAAGCTGAGCATCGGAATCATACAGTTTACGGCCCATGCTATCCTTAGCCCAAAGCATGTCACTGTGGAACTCAGAAGTTGTGAAGAGTACAGGTGTGCCTGTTCCACGATAGTCCTTATGAGCCTTAGACATAGCCTCGATTGTATCAGCAGGCTTAGCGAGTTCTGCAGCTGTAAGTACGCGCTTCACTGTGAACAGGTCAACGTCTGTAGCTGCAGGTCTGATGTTTGTTTCAGAAATCTTATCGGGATCTGTAACTTCACGGCCGTCACCGATAAGGATTGCCCTTGCAACTTCCTCATTAAGCATCAGTTTGATTTCGGACATGAGCCATGTAACAACGTTAATTGTTGCTGATGCATCGAGAACATAGTCACGATCAAGCCTCTGCTTCTTGTAAACAGTCGTAGGAGTTGTTTCTCTCTTTGACAGAGTGAAGAACTCTTCTTTCTTCAGTTTACCAGTAATATAGCCTCTTGCTCTTGCTTCATCTTCTGTAATATCTGCAAAGATTGTCTTAATCCTGGAATAAGGGAGGTGGCGTGTTCCCTGCAGAACTGTAGTTACCCACTCTGTCTGACGAGCAATGAATTCAGGCTCGTTGTCTACCGCTCTAGCATCCGGGAACAGGAGTTCAACATTTCCGATACCATAATCGCCTTCTGCGTGTGCCAGGAAAGCATCGTGGAAAGATCCACCATACTTACGAATATCAGCGAATGCAGCCTGTGTCAGAGCATCCATGTCGGAATGGTACAGCGGTGTGCCTTCATCGCCTACATAAGTTTCTGAACTGTATTCATCAAATGCGTTATGCTTCACTTCTTCATCCTCCTCGTCATCAGCGTCGTCTGCGGCACCAGCTTTGCCCTTCTTAGCAAGCTCAACGGCCTGTCCAATCATAAAATATACGACCTTTTTCTGTTCGTCTGTGAGTTCATCAAATACGTCTTTTACTGTCTTTTCTCCACCAGTAGCTTCTTTAGCCATGTTCACTTTCTCCCTTTTATCTTCAACATCTGCGTGCTTAACAGGCTCTTCGTCCTCATCTTCTTCATCATCTTCGTCTTCTTTAAGAGGTTTAGCCTTATTCTTCTTAAGCGTCAGTTTTTTCTTTGGTACGACTTTTTCTTCCTCGTCCTCGTCTTCGTCCTCGTCGGTTGCTTCGACTTCTTCGTCTTCCTCAGTCGCTTCAACTTCTTCGTCTTCTACATCTGTTTTTTTCTTTTTGTTTTTAGACTCGTCCATTTCGTCCTCCTCTTTTTCCGAAACTTTAATGTTTTCACCAGTGTCAGAATGAACCAAGGGGTCGTTTTCGTCATAGACATAGTAATATCCTTTAACGCTTCCGCCATCTTCATCACTATGCTCCATAATCGTATCGATATATGCACCTGGGTTCGCACCGGCAAGAACCAAACTTACTTCTCGAATAATTCCATGAACGACGTCTCCACCCTTCTGAGACAGATGGTTTGCATAGATTGAAAACGCACATACGTCACCATGTTGTACGAGTGCTCTCGCCTGCTGACCCTTTTCTGTGTCATTCAAGGACGCATAGCCATATACGCCGTTTGGACGATTCTTCAATAACACGTTCCCAATAACGAAGTCAGGATCGTTATGGTTGTGATTCCATACAAGAGGAACAATTTTTCCATCCTGATCTCGGAACGCGTCTTTTTTGATTGTTCTTCCGTCAGCACACTTAATGTCATTGCGTGTTACGTAGCCGGCAAAAGAATAATCTCTTAACGGTTTCTTTTCCATTTTGAATTTTCCTCACTCATGTTCTAACCACTCGCACTTTGGTACTCATCAGCCATCTCTGGTTCGCCACTATTTTCATCGCTTAGAATCTGACCGACCATGTCTTCCGCACCGTTCGGACTCTCCTCTCCTGCAGGTTGATTTAGATTCTTGTTTCTTAAAGCATCTGCATCAGGATCCTCTGAAGGCCGTAAGCCAATAACCTGTCTCCATTCATTCGACGTCATAATTGCTCCACGAGTTGTCTTATCAATAAGATCAGACATTTTAGTAACTGGTATGAGTCTAAAGGGATCAGAGAAATACATGATTGACTGTCCTCTTGTACGAGCATTTGCTGTTAAAAATTTACGCTCAATCTCGTTGTCAATTGCGGCTACAATAGGTTCAATAGTGCGCGCCATGTAGTTTGACATGACGATATCGTTAGCCGATCCATTAAGGATTTCATCCGTAATGTTTAACTGAGTGTAAAGCGTTTTTGTTAAATACTCGATCTGCTCGAGCATGTTGTTTTCTATCGGTCTGCTTAACTGAGTAATATGTTCTGTTGCATCAGCGTATGCAATACCGAACTTTGATCCAGACAATTGCTTTTCTATCATCTCGATACGATGCTCTGCCTGTTTTTCACGTGCTTCAGAACGGACTTGAAAAGGGAGCTGAATGATCATGTTCATTTTTCCGGACCCAGTCTGCTCATCGATTGCATCGAGAATATTAAGTTTATTTACCAAACGTTTAATTGTCGGACCATTTATGACAGAATAAAAAGGATTCTCGATGATCGCCACTTTTGACTTTGGCATCACAAGATCCTCTCTATAACCCGTCCTGTCGTTATACACATTTACTTTAACATGGTCTGGATACCACATTACGATTCTACCTGTCCTCATCGATTGAATATCGTATGAGTCAGTACTCATCGGATTGTCTGTAGTATCAATCGGAACAATAGCAACAACACCTTCGTCAAGCATTGACATGACAACATCTTGAATAAAGGCCCTGCCTGTCTGATCCTTATTAGCGGATAAAGTCAAACACTTATTCAGATCAGACTTATGCGTTCTCAAATATCTGCCAGATTCATCTGTATCGACGTGTTCGATTTTAACGGCTGCTACATCCATTGCGATTCGATTGTAAATCGATGCAATAATCGTTCTTTCGTTCCCATATCGTAAATATGGTCTATCAGGTCTTCTAGAATATGCAGCTCCTAAATCAATGTTTGGTAGATACTCAACCGTCGGATCTTTGTTAAAGAAGGCGTTCCAAGATCGTTTAATCCTGGTGCCTAACGAATCTGTTGGCATTAATACCTCCCTTTCTATGTGTTAAAAACCATTTTGAATTCTTTAGAAAATTCTCATTTTATTTATAGTTTTTGTAATGCTTACTATTGTCATAATCAGACATATCGCGTAAGTCCTGAACCGTTCTAGTAACGTTAGTCACCGTGTGAGCCATAACGCCAGCCGATACTAACGAATTAAACGCACCAACACCAAGCGTAATAGCGCCAGCCATCTCCGGATCGTTCATTGCCGTGGCGCCAGCGACTGTTGATACTGCAGACATCACTGCGCCAGCAGCAAGAGAAACAGCCAGTTCCCTACCGATTGCTCTACCTACTGCGCCAGGCATTGTCCTGCCTCGTGCTCTAAGTTCTTTGCCTCGTTTGATTCTTGACTCTAAAGGAGCGTTAAACCTACGTCCAAGCAGTGGGTTTTTACTTGCATCTGCAGTACCAGGCTTAGCTCTCATGTGTTTGTCATAGTCAGAGGATTCATATCTACCCTTACCTGCACTCGTTAACGTCCCGTCCAGATTCTGAAACCTACGAACACCCCATTTCTGACCTTTGATACCATGGTGGTAAAGTTCGTTTGAGTTCCAAACAATGTCGTTCATTAGTCTATCCTTTCATTTTCTAATTCATAAGATCAATTGTCATCCAAGGTTCTATAGTTATAGTTAACACGCCTTCTTGTTTCGTATGTCGTGCCACTTTCAGGATTTGTATGTGTTTCCGTCTCGTATCTGAAATCATTCTTCATTACACTATATGTTCCGTCAGCGAGTTCTTTGACGACGTAGTGACTATTATCATGATCAAACTCGTGCATCATTTTCTCGACTTCCTGCTTACCAACGTTATACTTATATGAATCCTTGCCTTTTGTAATTTCAGCAAGTTTCATTTTTGATGTCCGACGGTCTTTTTCAACAGTGTATTTTCCTACAGCATACGCACGTTCTGCTTTTTCGAAATCCTTATCTGCCTGCCTTTGTCTCTCTCTTGCGGCATTAAACTTATCTCGATTAAACGTAAAAGAATCTATATCGTTACGTGCTGTCTCGCGATCATACGCGTACTTTTTAACATCGATTTCATCATCGAGTCGCTCGTCTCTATACATCTGTTCTCTACGTTCGAGTCTATAGTCTTGCTTCGCTTTTTTATTAACCGCTCTTTTTTGCACTCTGTTATATTTAGCATTCGCTCTTCGTGCAACTCGGTCGTATTTGTCCGTGCCTCTTTTCAAACCCTTAGTCTGATCAGCTAAATACCTTCTACGACCCTCTTCGGTATAACTGCCATCCTGGTTTTGGTATCTTCTGATTCCCCACTTCTGACCTTTGATACCATGGTGGTAAAGTTCATTTGGGTTCCAAACCTCATTCATTACTTCTTACCTCTTCGTTTTAGTTCGTTCTTCAACGCATTTTCTAGCTCAATAGAAGCTATAGAAGCTGTGGACTCCCCATTTTTGGGCCTTGCTACCATGATGGTAAGGTTCTGATCTTCCATTTTGATTTCCAGCGCCAAAGATTGTGTCACTATGGCAAAGCACATCAGGATTCCATACGTCTGAATGATACAAGCCGCCGAACATGTATGAATGCTTTAGCTCTAAATACTGTTCTATCTGCTCAATATCGTACCCAGCAGAAGCCATGCTCTTGATGATCGCACGAGTGTCTGCGTCTCTCTGATTTCCATTAGAATCCTTAAATAACGCCTGATACCGCGCACTTGATCTGTCTATACCCTTATTGCTGGGGGCCCCAATAGCATCGCTAACTTCTTTACCAACATTGCCACCCTTTTTAGAATTATTATTGTTGTTCTTGTTAGATGACGAATTTGCATTGGTGGCAGCATTGATTCCAGCAGTCGCTGATTCTACAGCTATCTTTTTTATGTTCTTGACAGTTTCCGAATCAGAATCATCTGGAGCATATTTTTCTGCTATCTTTAAGATCGCAATGCTACCGGCAGTGGCCATTGCCGCAGAAATAGCTGCGTCAGTTCCTTTAGCAATGGATTTACCAACGGCTTTACCTGCTCTTACTCCGGCCTCGCCTACTGCCTTCCCAGCTTTGACGCCAGTTTCGCTTAACACCTTACCAGCTTTCTTGCCTAGATCATTAACCGTTGAGATTAATTCATCTGTATTAATGTTCGATATTATTTTGCGGCCCATGTCGGCTAATCCACCGTCAATATTTGCTACTTTATATGCCCCATATGCAACAAGTGCAGTGGCAGCAATAGCGGCCGTAGCGTTGATTGCTGTTTTATGCTTTCTGTAAAAATCTTTAATACTATTTTTATTATTAGAACGTCTTCGTTCTGTATTTTTATAACCGTATCTGTCTTTACCAGCTTGTGTCAAAGTTCCATCATAGTTCTCGAATCTACGGACACCCCACTTCTGACCTTTGATACCATGGTGGTAAAGTTCATTTGGGTTCCAAACCTCATTCATTCTTTTTCGTCTCCTGATCAGCCTGATGTAATTTATTCAGACTCCATATAAGAAAAGTTAAGCGCACACCTAGTGAAATTAGTTGCTTTCCTGTGTCGCTAATACCCTCGTTTTTTAGCCACCTTGATTCGCTGCGGTTTCTCATGTATTTTTTGGCTACGTTGTAATCGATTTTTAAATTATCTGTTCGTAGCCCAGATACACAACATGCACCGTCCATTGCTTCAAATGGGTCTTTATATACTTTGCCGATCTGGCCATCAATAATATAAAGCTTGTTCTTATGTATTTCGTAAGCTATAGAGTGTCCGCCATAGCCGCCTGCATATTCAATACATAAATTACCTCGTGCGCCATTTCCTTGGGCTAGTAGCTTTTTCTCTACTCGTCTGAACTGATCCCTAGTTATCTGTCTGCTCTTCATCGCAAGAGCGTATGATTCACTATCAGAAAGATCTTTTTCGTGAAGTCCCATCCAACTCTTACCAGCATAAGTTTCAAATTCAGGAGGGTTTTTATAGATACTACGAATCCCATCATAAGTTACCCCAGTGCCTGTCGATGCGATTACGTCATATCCTCTTCGCCTTAATTCGTATGCTGTCGTACAAAGAGCGCAGTTTTCATCTCTATTCTTCAAAAAAACAGCTGAGGCCATGCCCCCTTTGTTTACAGCCTTAGCATCTTTTTGGATGTCTTTTTCGAAGTCACCGCTTGAGCGGTTCTTCTTTTTTTCAAATATCTCATTAAGGCTAGTGTCTTTCATCTTGTTATAGTAATGATGACCTGTAGAAATATCCCTATTAATTCTAGAATTACTTCGTATTAGCCCTCGTCCATACCGTAATTTCCCAGCGTATGTCAATGACCCGTCATAATTCTCAAATCTACGGACACCCCACTTCTGACCTTTGATACCATGGTGGTAAAGTTCGTTTGGGTTCCATATAGCGTCGTATGCGTCTTTTTTAAGACTACTCATACGTAACCTCTATCGGCATAATCTTAAAAAAATCGCTTGGCTTACCTAACGCAGCAGGGATAAAACGACTCACTTTACCGGTCTTCTTATCTACAGCATAAAAAGGATCCATTACAAGTTTTCTGCCATTGACCGTTTCGCTTGGGTTCGAATTATCAATCGCGCAAAAAACATAGTATCCTCTATAGTCACGACAATTTCTAATCGTGGCATTGCCAAGTTCCTTCTGCAGAATATAAGCCGCATCTTCCATGTTAATTTGTTTTCTCATACGAACTCATCCCTGTTTGCTTTATAAGCAATAAAGGCATCCAGAGTAGCTGCTACTGCATCTATTTTCTCTTGACGCCTTGCTTTGTATAATTTTCTATTTCCATTAGAATCTTCTAGCGCAATCGAGTTACCCATACAGAACGTCATGAGCGCCTGGTCATGTTCGAGCTTTTTATCTGACGCTAATATCTTTAGCTCGCCAAGAGGAACCGACTCGGTTCGTGCTCCTTGTGGAACCTTCACTACACCATAAGAACTATTATCTGTAATCCATCTTTCAATCAGATCTCGAGCGTTATATGGGTCGTATCCTACTGCCCTAACATCGTACTGTGATTGCATGATGTGATGGTCTAATTCTTCATAGATCTCCATCATGTTTAATATGCTTCCGGGCATAACGATGAGCGAACCTTCTTTGATGAACTCTTCATACTTAATTCGCAAAGCAATAGGTAGCTTCATCAGAGTTCGTTCAGAAATATAGTCTCGAACTTTTATGCCGAATTTACCTCCAGGTAACGGAAACAAGAAAGAAGCAGAGCAGAAGTCATCTCCCTGCGACAAGTCTAACCCCATTGCGCATGGAAGTCCCCAATACTCACGATGTATGGTAGGTAGCGTTTCTTCATACGTAAAGAAATATGTGTATCCTTCCATAGCAATGTTAAAACGTTTTGCTAAAATATCGTTTCTTTCTCCAGGGTTCTTCTCTGCAGTCTCAACGTCTCTCTGATATGTCTCATAGGATACAGTCTTTCCCAAGTTCGGATTCGCCTTTAGCCACATGTCTGGCTTTCCTACTTCGTCGATACTATCAAGTTTGTAATACCAAATCGAGACGTGAGGGTCTATCTGCTCTCCCTTTAATATCTTGAGTAACTTCATCTTAATGGTGTCACCAGAGCCGTTTCTGACAGTACCCTCAGAGGATGTTGCCACAATCAGCCAATCGTCTCGTTCAGTCCCTGATTGGTCTTTCGAAGCACCTTGCTTAATGGCCCCAATAGGATCCTCTCTGATGTCTCCAGAAAGCCACTCATCGACAGTTGATACCTTGAACTGGAAGCCCTGTAGCTTATCAATCGTCATCGGTCGAATTTCTAATAACGAATTCGTCATAAAGTTCTCGATGCCCTTCTTTGTAGAAGCAAGCTTTTGGCGCTTTGCTCTTGAGCCAGAAGTGCTTTGTAAACTACCTTCTGTCAGGAACTTAAACAACGGTCCTCTGCTTCTTGCGATAGCTGTTCTAAACGGAAGTAGCGTTTGCTCTGCCTGTCTCATCGTTGGAGCAGTAGCAAGCTGGTTTGTTGTGTTCGTGTCGATTAATAAAAAATAAGATTGAATACAATGATCATACATTGTTTTAGCAGCACCTCTTGTAATTACGAGATACTGTTCATTAATCAATCTTTTCTTAATTCGTTTATTAACATAGTGTCCCGGCAAACCATCTTTTCCAGGTTCATAAACAGACCTGTCAGTAAAGTAATACCAACCAAATATCTGTTCACCCCAAAGCTTAAATGTATCGAGCATGTGAAAATCAGACCCATCGGTGAGGGTTAATTCGTTTTCACAAAAACGGATCCAGCCCTCAACCGCTTCTGAGTCATACCATATTGCAGGGTTTCTGATTAATGCGTCGATTCGATTCATCTCCAACGAGATTTCGTGGCATACCGGAACTCTACCAGCAATTACGGCATCTCTAAAACTGCCGTAATATTTTGGTACAGCAGTATTAGAAAATACCATTTTGATTTTTCCTTTCAATTATTAAAGTTCAATAAATTCCTGATCGAAGAAGTCCGCTCCGCCATCGCCTGTGTTAGCGATAAATGGGAAAACCTTTCCATCTTTTGTTACAGCCCAATGTGCATCAAGATAAAGTTTTTTATTGCCGATCATAAAATAGGGCTGATCTTTTGTTACTGCATCAAACACAATATTGCCCTCGTATTTTCTATAACCGTTGATCACAACCCCAGGCTCTGCTTTTTCCAGTATTGCTTTTGCTTCTTCAGGCGTCATGATTTTTTCTCCTTCTCGTACATTTTCTTTATTTCGGCGTCTGTTTTCTTAGTGTTAGGGTGTTCTTTTCGATACTTCCGTACATATGCAATGCTCGCAATAGCGCCTACTTGCGCAGTACTCTTGACTAAGAAACTCTTAATATTCCTATTCATATGTTCCTTATCGAGAGTAGATTCTCGTCTATTAGCGACATAAGGCATAGTGGCTTTACCAGACCTAATAGTTAAGTTATCAGTCCTTAAGGACGATATTTCAACACAATTACTAAAATATTTCTGAATGTCTTCAAGTGAACTATAGACTTTCCCTATTTGAGAATCGATAATATATGTTTTACCGTCATGTACTTCATAGTTTAGAGCGTGCCCAGAAAAATCAGACCAGCCAACTGCTATGATTCCTCTGGCTCCTTCACCTTCTGCCGAAAGCGTGTCCAATGCATTTTTGACAGTTTTTTTTGATATAAGTAAATCATCACCATCAAGGCTTTTGAAATTATCTCCACGTAAACCTTCATATATTTCCGATATATCTGTCTTGGTTAAACCTCCGTGTCTTGTCACCATGCCAAAAGAATTCCTAACATCTATTGTCTCATTGGCTACAACATCATAACCACGTCTTCTTAAATCGTATGCGAGTGAACAATATGCGCAATTATTGTCCCTATTCAAAAGAAGATGTCCTAAAGTACCACCGTGATTAATCACCGTTGCATCTGTATGGATAGTAGACTCGAAGTCGTTCCCGGAATATTTAAGAATGTCATAATTAATCGCTTTAGGGTTTTCTGGTATTACAAATTTTTCCCCCCAAGAATCAACGACTTCCTTTTCAATAACATTTTGTTTAACACTTTCTATTTTATTGAGGCCGTATAAGTCAAAAAACTCTTCACTATTTACATCAGTTGTTACTTGAGCGATAGCAGAGCCATAACCATATGCCAAATATCCTACAGCGGCGATTCCAGCTACAGCGGCGATTCCAATAGCGACCTTTTTTGCTACTTTTTTTCGATGAGCACGCTTAGCTGCTTCGTCATTTGATACGGATCGATTGTTTGTTCCTGAAAATGATCGTTTATTCTGCTCAAATGCAGTTTGTTTGTTATGACCAGAAGACACGCGTTCAACCTTAGATGAACGTCCTTTATGCGACGTAATATCACCGTGTCCACCACGTCTTCCATCGCCTATTCTGCGTCTACGGTTTCCAAGTTCTGTCCAAGTTCCGTCATCTAACTGATAGTGACGAACGCCCCATTTTTGACCTTTCGTACCATAGTGGCATAACTCGTTTGGATTCCAAATTACGTCCATACTACTGCCTCACTATTATCGGTATTTAGTAGGAGAATATCCTCCTGCAAGCATTACTACACTTGTGCCCATTGCTCCGCCAAGCTGTGACGACACACTCATCGCTCCGCTAGCAATCGCACCACTTGCCATCATACGCATGTTTGGATCGTTAAAAGCAGATCCACCATATTGTCTGAGCAATTTATCTGCTAAAATATACCCGCCGACTGCTCCTGCAACCTTACCGACTGTTCTGCCGACTGATCCTGCGGTCCGTGCGATTTCTCTAGTGTTATTGATTCGTTCTGCTTCTCTTGATCTAGCTGTAGAAACCGAATCTCCTTCGTTCATCGCCCTATTAATACGCTTCACGGCGCCTCTGCTATACACCTGCTGGTCTCTGCGCCTCTGCTGGTTTGTATAGTTTGGGTTACGGTCGTTCAGCACATTATTTCTACCACCAAGACTATAACGTGCCTTGCCTGCGTTCGTTAATTTGCCATCGTAGTTCTCAAATCTTCTTACTCCCCACTTCTGACCTTTGATACCATGGTGGTAAAGTTCATCGGGGCTCCATAATTCATTCATTAATTCCTCCCATAAGACAGCATAACTATTTATTCTTCTTTTTTTTCTTTGTGTCGTAATAGCTATCTATCTGATTAATTGTGATTGACGCCGCGTCTGGAACGAAGTGAGTTATCTGATGAACTGCTTCCTGAACCGCAATCTTCTTCACATTAGTATCGTGCAGTTTCTTAATTTGTCTGTTGTCAAGTTTTGTAACAGATTCAACTGAAACGCTATCGGTATTAAATATGATCATCGGAGATTTTGCGTGGTAGCTTGAATACTTTTTATCGTTCAAGTCAAGAATAGTATCATAGCCCTGTTTCTTAAGAGCTCCATAGAACTTGTCCTGAACTCGATTTTCATAATCTTCATGGAATGTTAACGACAGATTAAGTGCTTCGTAAAGCGTCTTCTTCTCTCTTAGTGTAAGTTCGTTCGGATTCTTGTTCTGATTTAAAATCTTCTTTGCGTTGTTGAACAGTCTTATCTGTCCTGGCCTACGCATGTTTTGCGAACTATGATCTATCGATTTCTTGAGGTCATTCAAGAAAGACTTATCCTTCATCAGTTTTGCAACTGTATTTTGTGCTGTTGCAGAATCAACCTCACGAAGCTTATGATTCTGGCTAAATTTGACCTGATGGATGTCCATGTTCTTTTTAGCCTTAATTTCTGCTTTGCTAGCTCCTTCTGCTTTTGCCTGTGCCGCACGGCGGTTCCTAATGTTATAAGAAAACATTCCAGTATACTTATCTACATCGGCTTTCTTATATGTTGCATAGAATGCAAACTCAGGATTATAGGAATCTTCAGCCTGTATTCTATACAGTGGCGTATCCATTTTGATTCCGTTCATTGCAACTCTGATGGAATCCATCTTGTTGCTCAAATACGCAGGAAGATCGCTAATCCTAGTATTCTTTGCGATTTCTTCTAATCGCTTACGCGACTCACTATCGTGTTTAAAATTTACTTTGTTATCTTTCTTATTTGCTTTATTAGCGCTGTCCAATGCTTTTCTTCGCACTGACGCAGACGCGCCGTTCGGAATGATTCCTCTTCCATTTGGTCCGTTGTATGGCTTTCCGTCACCAAGCCCATATCTCGCTCGGCCTTCGGACGTATAGGTTCCATCTGGGTTTTGGTACCTACGGACTCCCCACTTCTGACCTTTGATGCCGTGGTGATAGAGCGATGCAGGATTCCAAACGGTATCGGTAGCAACCATCGTTTCCATTTCAAATCCTCAAAAAAAACGACTAGAGCATTTCTAGTCGTGTTATATATATTGATACAAGCCAGAATCGTTTAGGTAGTTAAAAAACATGATGCTTTGTACATCTTCAGGAAGAGAATCAAAATCAGGATTTTCTTTTTCTAAGATTTTGTAAACCTCATTAAATGTTTCATGTTGCTCGTCGCTACTGTATCGTATTCCATTTTTTGGAGGTTTTACACCATACTTAGTAGTAAACTCAGAACTAGAAAGTTTTTCCATTTTTTCTATTCTCTGTTTTTCATAAGAATATGCAATCGCGTCTTGTAGTGTCGTTTCCATAGCAGAATCAAATATTTTTTTCATATCCTTACTACTTATAGCGATTCCATATTTCTTATTTATATACGCACCATCTCTTTTAATATATTTCTCTACGTCAGATAGTCTAATACCGTACGACTTCCTTAAGGCATCATCAATGTATTCTTTAGTAATTCTATTAGCTTTACGCCATTCTTTTTCAGTTATATGGGCCTCATTGCCATAATCGTCATCATGAAGATAATAGCCATTATGGTTTTTATCCCTTCTTACTGAGATAGACCCGTAACGAAGCTTACCGGCAGAGGTTAAAGACCCATCATAGTTCTGGTATCTTCTTACTCCCCATTTCTGACCCTTAATGCCATGATGGTAAAGTTCGTTTGGGTTCCATAAAATATCGCTATTCATTCGGATCAACCTCTATAAAAATACTAAATTCTATTTCACTTACCAAATCCTTGATTGCAGTGTTATAGGACGAAGCGTGTGTCTTATCGAACAGTTGTTCTGCTCGTAACGAAATATACTGTTTGCACATTTCAAGAACTACGTATTGAGGATCGTCTTCTGAAATAAATTCTGACCAATCTGTAGACTCATCGTTTATCGAAAAACCGTTCGCTGGGCCAGCACCGATCCTGTGCAAAAAGCCAAACGATGTGTTAATAGATCTCATGATCTGGCTGTCGAAACTATCATCGCTATCGTCTACACCAATGTCAGCCTTAACGTCATTTAAGATACTACTCATAATTACCCCTTCTTCTAAAATAGAAATATCGTTATGAGTGTCTATAACTCATCGTTTCCAAGGACAAGTGTCATTAGCACACCTTACGATTGGGTCTAAAATCAAAGACGACTCATCGCCGTAATGAATAGCGTTATGAGTCGTAAAAGATACCAGAATAAGGTTTTCCAAATCAGTTAACAGTGGATCTCTCTTTTCAAACTGTTCAGCAGTTAACGGATTAATATGATGAATGATACAGTCTCTTGGGTCTAATATTTCTCTGCCCTCTATTGCCAAATCGCAGCCTTTGTCACGAATAATCACACGCTTTCTAATTACATTTCTCCATTCGTGAGATTTGTAAAACACCTGAGAATAATATCTGCGGTCATCAATTGCAGAGTGACCAAGTATGTCGCCTAGTCTTAAGTAGTTATACCGTTCTTCGAATGTACGCAGAGTAATTAGCTCAGAGTATGTCTTCATCAGTATACCCACGAAAATATCTCATTTTTATTACTGACTCAGGCTCATCTGAATGATAGAGTGTTTTGTCTACTTTTTTCTTCTTATCACTTGTTGCGTCTGTTTTCTCATTAACTTTGACTACTGCTTCGTTGAACAACTTAACAAGTTTTTCTTTCCAATCACTATACTTTGCACCTTCGGAGTTCCCTTCGAATGCATCTGAAAGTGCTTTATCAAATTTCTCGGAATCAGTACCGCTATCTAAAGCGATGTCTAATGCTGATTCAATTTTCGACTTGTCGATACCGAGCAACGTAGTAACAGACTCAGACAATCGTTCTTTTGCGTCTTTAATCTTCTCTTCTCTGATTCTTTTCCTATCTGCTTCTCTGGTTTTTTCTTCGTCGAATTTATCTTTCTTTTCTTTTTTCTTCTCTTCTGTTTTTTTATCGTCAGCCTTAGTTTCAGACTTCTTCTCTTCGCCTGACCCCTTGCCTCCTTTTGCAGCTTTTTCTTCACCAGAGCCGCTTTTGCTTTTTCCGCTACCCTTACTGCTTCCGCTTCCCTTTTTCTTCTTTTCGTCTTCCTTTTCGGTTGACGCTGGAGCAGTGTACTTACCTGCGGCAATCTGGCACTGCTGCGTAATATGTTTCTGCATATCGGCATCGGTTGTAATCTTCGAAAGCGCTGCTAGATACTCAGGCGAATTATAGCCCTTTGTAGCACCTATTTCTTGAAGCTTATTAATATCCTCTACAGATGCTCCTGTCTTCTTTGCCAAGTATTTCGATACCGTTTCCTTCATCGCTGCAGTATCTTTAGTTGACTTCTTTGAATCTCCTCCTGCAGTTTTGGCTGAATCGGCTGCCGCTTTTTTCTTTGATTCACTAGGCCTGGTTGTTTGTGGTTTACTAGGGTCTCCTCCAGCACCATCAGTTGTAAAGCCTTTCTCATAAGCCGTACGTTTTAGCTCCGATTTACTCGACGAACGTGATTGTGCTGCCTTCTTCGGTACACCATCGGTTGTAAAACTCATCTCGTAATATCTGCCTTCAGCACCGGGTTTGTATGATCCGTCTGGGTTTTGGTAGTTTCTTATGCCCCATTTCATACCTTTCGTCCCGTAGTGCATAAGCTCACTGTTTGACGAGACCGCTTCAACAATATCCTTACAAACGATTCTTCTAAGCGGATCAGAATAATAGTATTTAGCAAACCTGTTGTCAGGACCGACATTAATATCTGCAATCTTGTATTCTTTTATTCGTTTAATAATGTTTGCTGCCAATTCCTTCTCATCAGACGTAGATACGTAATTAAAAAACCTGATGGCGGACATTACATGCTGCTTATCAGGCATTGGGTATTTACGTTTTTTAGGAAGACCGTATTTGTTCTTTGCAAAATCTTCATCGCTATGCTCTGAATGAAGGAGTTCAGAGTAACTCCATAAATTGTCAATCACTTTAAACTCCTTTCGTCATTTTGTGTAATTAACCCATTTTCCATCAGCAGAATAACTGTTTGGGTCTATCTTAAAACCGTTTTTCTCTGCTATTCTAATTGATGCTGCGTTATCTGTACGAACGCCCCAAATTACCTCTTTATAGCCGAACTTTTCTTTATTGGCCTCGTACCATTTCATACCCTGTTTAGCAGCTTTTGACGCATACCCTTTTCCACGGTATTCCGGTCCAGATTTTGTTCCGAGGGCTACGTTAACCCGTCCGTCGTCATCTTCAAGCAAATCAAAAAATGACACTGGAGTAGAACTAGCGTCAGAAATAAGTATTCGTTTAGCAACTGATGCGCCCTGCTCAAAAGTGAGGTATTCTTCATCATCTTCTACGGCAAGCTTTTCTTTTTCATCTTTGTCCATCGAATTAATAATGCTATTAACAGAGTCTGAAGTTCTATGGGCTCGTATTACACGGTTTCTTGCTGTTACTCTTTTTTTGCCAGCTTCTGTAAGAGATCCGTCAGGATTCTGAAACCTACGTACACCCCATTTCTGACCTTTGATGCCGTGATGGTAAAGTTCGGAAGGATTCCAAATATCGGAATGTGTTACCGGCACATCGACGCTTAGCCTGTTTTCATGTCTGCGCACTTTTCTTTTCTCAGACAAATCTGCCATCACCTTATCTACGTTGTCCCCAGGAGCATCAAACCTATAGTAATCGATTCCATTCTCTGTCATCACGTATTCGAATCCGTTGTTAATGAAAAAATCTGCAGCGGTTTCGTTTCCTGGCGAAATCTCTGCAACGAAATCGTTATGAGGTTTTTCACGGATTGCCTGACGAACAAGGTAACCGGCGTCACCTTTTCCTCTCTCATTTTCAGCAGTTCCAACTCGAACAACAAGCCCCTTAACAGGATGAGCGTCCTGATCTGTTACGTGACCCTCAAGAGTAAGAAACGAAGACCTTCTATATGACTCATAAACTGTATGGTCTGGATCAATAATTTTCTCTGGTAAGTCAACTTTGTCTGCTTCAGAAAGACTATCAAAAATCTTCTGAACCTTTAATTGCTTGTAGTTTTTCTCCCTGTAAAACGTTCGCCCATCTTTCGTATGGATTACGTTATACCGCTTCATACCTTCAGGAGTTAACGACCCATCACGATTCTGGTAACGTCTAACTCCCCATTTCTGACCTTTAATACCGTGGTGTTCAATGTTATCAGCAGATTCGTTCAGCGGAATATATGTCCATATGTAATCGTCAAGGGCTTCCGTGTTAGGAGCCCATAATTTGTCTGTCTTAGGCATTTTAGCGCTCCTCTTTCTTAGTGATTATTAAAAATATATGTCTTCTCTATCTATTTTTACTTTGCCGTTAGGACCAGGCGTCATTCTGTATGTCCTGTTGTCAATACCCCAGAATTCAGGACTGTCAACAAGTTTCTTAGCCGCAGCGTTTGCTTTTCTTGTGCCCTTGCCATACAAAGCCTCATTAATCTCGACGTCGACTGCGCGTTTGTTTTTCTCGAAATAATAATTACCGAGCGCCTGCTGTTCTTCAAGCTTCATTCCAGCTCTAGAAGCTTTGGCCATTGATTTAAACCAGCCTGTTCCACGTTTCCGTTCGTGTCTGTATGTCCGGTCGTACGCCTTTTTTCTTTTGATAGCGTACTGCTTGTTCATCTCTTTTTGTTTCGTGTTTATCTCTCGCATACTATCTTTACGAAGCTGCTTGAGTTCAGTTTTTAACTTTTTGTATTCTTGTCTATCTTTTTTGTCTTTCGAATATCTGAGCCTACCTTGTTCTGTAAGGCTCCCGTCTTCAAGCTGATAGTTTCTGATTCCCCACTTCTGACCTTTGATGCCGTGATGGCAAAGTTCATTAGGGTTCCAAACTTCATTCATTTCTACTCCCTATCGCCGTGATACGACTTGAACGCACTAATAGCCTCTGCGTACATCTTTTCAGTTTCTTCTGCAGACTCTATTGCTTTAGTCTTCGCTTCCATCAATGCGTTTTCTCGCCTTAGCTTTTCAAGTTTAAGTTGTTTATCTAAAGATGCCTGATCCAAGAAGAACTTTACTATTGGAGCAGGCGCTGTGTTGTTTTTAAGCATGTATGCTGCTTGTTTTTTAGCAAGGGACTGCAAATATAGATCCTCTTGCTCTGGTGTCAAAAACGCCGGTTCGGTTTCGACGTCTTTTGTCTCTTTTTGCTTACGTCTTGCCAAACTTACCACTCCTTTCTAAGCAGATTGGTGCGCGTTTCATAAGTGTTTTGCTTTACTTTATGGCTGTTGCATTTAACGATAAGGCCAACTAGTTGTAAATTCTGGAGAGACATATGAGAAAATCAAATTACACGTACCTTCCATCTGCCGAAAGGAGGAAAGACCAATGGTAATACCCGAGAGTCGTCAGCCTTATCGTTAAACACGACAGCATCGATCACATAGCTATGTATGATGGCCGCCCCTGACCACCGAGTAGTTCAGCCCAATAAAAACAAAAATTCCCTCTGGGGGAAAATATCAGACGGCCGCGATAAAGCCGGGGGTGTATGTTTTTGACCCCCCGGGGGGTATAAAATTAATAGGTATATATAGTTTTTTATATATTTTTATATATTTTTATTAATTTTTTATTATTTTTTATTAAATTTTTAATAATTTTATTAATTTTTTATTAAAATTTTAAAATTTTTATTAATTTTTTATTAATAAAAATATCATTTGGAAAATTCTAATAAAAAGTAATTAGTTTTTAATAGTTTTTTATTAAAAAGTATTAATTTTTATTAATAGTATTATTCTTTTATTACCAAAATATCATTTGGGGCATTTTTGTTAATAATAGATTAGTATTTAGCCTATTATTAGCCCTAAAACAGCTGTATATGGGTCCTATATTACCTATATAGCCTGAAAATATCATTTGGGGGTATTTTCGCTAAAATTAGGTTAGTTTTTAGCCTATTATTAGCCCTAAAACAGCTGTATATGGGTCCGATATTGCATCAAAATATCATTTTGGCGTTTTTAGTTAAAATTCATTAGTTTTTAGCCTATTATTAGCCCTAAAACAGCTGTATATGGGTCCTATATTATTAGCATACGTTTATTACTAAGGCTATAAAACTGTGCGTAAACATTACATTATTCGTATAGTTCAAAAATATCATTTGGAGCGTTTTCATTAAAAACTACACTGTTTTTTAACTCAACATTAGCCCTATACAAGCTGTATATGGGTCCTATATTTTACTCCAGGTCTATCGTAAGCCTATCGAAACTATGTAAACCTTAAATTATTTGTATAGTTCAAAATATCATTTGGGCTTGTTGTTCTATCTGAATGTTTTTTCCAGATATTCGGCATGAACAACGTTTTTGCTCTTTTCTATTTAGTATCTGGTATTTCTCGCTTAACTTTTTTATAAATATTTAAATAATCATATTTAATAATATCGTCGATTGCTCGTTCAATTTCATCTTCATTCTCTTCGTCAGAAAGAGCGTCAGATGTATACGCAAATCTTGCAAGTAATGCTTCTGTATTGCGTCCTAAATATACATTGTCATAGACGCGCCATTGTTCTAACTGGTCGAACGGATCAAACGGATTGTCGACAGTTGTTATTCTACATCTATAGGCCATGCTCGCTCCTTTCTATAGTCTTGTACAAATATCCACAATTTTTAAACTCTTGTTTTATGCTTTCTACAAATATCCACAATTTTTAAACACAAGTTTTTGTTGGCTTCAGGCCTAAAGCTCTTCTGCAAATATCCACAATTTTAAACTCTTGTTTTATGCTCTCTACAAATATCCACAATTTTAAACTCTTCTTTATATTTTTACAAATATCCACAATTTTTAAACACAAGTTTCTTCGTTGTTTTTCAATCCTAAAAGGAACTTTACAAATATCCACAATCTTGAATCTCTTGTTTTATACTCTTTGTAAATATCCACAATCCTAAACGCAAGTTTCTTCTTTTTGTTTACGCATAAAAAGGGACTTTACAAATATCCACAATTATTCGTTCAGTGTCATTTGTAAACAAATGCTTATCGGTACGACTACATGACAAACTTAAAATATCAATAAAAGAATTTTAGTCTGTATAATAATCGTACCGATTTGCATTTCTTTCTATAAGAATCTTATTAGAATATCATCAGATTACTCTAAATACTTAAATACTGTTGAAGTGGAACAATGTATTGCCTCTGCAATGTCTGCATTAGAATATCCACTAGCCTGCATGGCCTTAATTTTCGCGATTTTAGCTTCGCTCAATGCTTCGTTCTGCCTAGGCATAGCTCGTTCTCTTAATTTATCAGCGTCAGTATGGTTAAGAATTTTCTCAAGATACGAATCTGAAACTGCACCTGCCTGAATTGCTTCCCATTCGCGATCAGTAATATCAATCTTACGTTCTTTAGACGACGATCCAACCTCTTGTCTTGCTTTTTGTATCTCCCGCTGTCTAAGCTTTTTCTCTTCGCTCGAACTCATATCAGGATTTTCTAATTTTTTCGCTTCGACTCTAGAGTTTGCAATCATGTTTGCCTTTCTTTCTCTAGGCGCATTCAATTCTGCATAGTTCAGTTTGGCACGTAAGCTCTTTACTTCTTCAGAATATAAAGCTTTTGCTTCTTTGTTTAGTTTCTGTTTTTGCTCAGGAGCCTTCGCGACAACTCTTGCTTGGTTCGCTAGTGCTTTCATGTCATTGGCAAAATTAGCATAAGCTATTTCTTGCTTTGTTTGTTTATCGGATACTAATGTCATAGCATCATCAACAACTGACATCTTAGACACAGTCTGCATGGCAAGCACATTCTCTTTTTTTACCTTAGCTTCTCTGAGTTCACCGGTTTTCTTATCTACTACAAGCCTTACGCCTTCTGGAAAGTCCTCAGAATATTTGGCTTTTCCCTTACGGTTTATATAAGACCCATCCTCATACTTCGTATAAGTTCTTCCTGATTCTTTGTATAACAAAGCACCTTCGGGTCTATTTGGATCATATAGCGGGTTTCCAAATCTATCGTATTTTCCAGCGTTTTCTTTTAAGTTCACTCTCGGCGAACCTTTTCTTTCCGGAATATCAAAATCAGCACTGGCCTGTGAGATGATTGTAGATGCTCCTTCGGAATATCCACCACCAAAAATATCAGGCTTCTGATGTCCCTGATACTTTGTTTTTAGCTCAGCAATGCCATTGTCTTTAAACGATTTTTGGTAATCCAAATCATGTTTTTCAGCATCAATGACGACCATAGAATGCCTATCAGCTCTTGCGAGCTCTTCTAGCGTAGCACCTTTAAGAGTCATATCTGTAATCAAGTTAGATATCTTTCCCATTTCAGTCTGGGTGTTCGTCATTTTCTTTACGTTGTTTGGGTTACCTTCTGGAATTTTGTATTCTACTTTAGGATCAAAGTCTGCCAGCCCTGCTAGTTTTGGTGAGTGGCTGATTTGTACCTTATCGCTAATAGGAATAACAAGAACGGTATCACCATCAAAATCAGCACCTGAAAGCTGACTGGCTACTGTTGAATTGATAGCCACAGCATCCATTGGATTAGATCCATATATAGCTTTTGCGTTAGGGTTACGATTGTTTACTGTGCACACAGGGATTTCAAATATCCCACCGTGCGGGAATCGTACAAGTGCGACTTTTTGACCCTGCTTAAAATTAGGTGCGTAAATTTCGTTATCCTTTAATCCAGGCATTGGTAATATAACTTGGTATTTCTGTCCAGGAAGAGCAGCGGCATATAAATGCTCAGCTGCAGAATCACAGTCTTCAGCAAACGATTCTAAATAATGCCTTCTTAACGTTGCATTATTTAGACTCATAATATCATCATACTCAGCAAGCTTGTCTGCTTTTGCCAGATTCAATTGCCTGTTTATCAATTCGATTTTTTGCTTTGATAAGAACTGTGCTGGGGTTTTGTTTTTCCATTCATCCCAATCGCCTTCGTCCGCTCTTTTATTTATGACTGAAAGCCTTGTTTCTCCGTTTTCGTCAATATAATGGCGTTGTCCATTAGCTTTGATAGCAGATTTAAACGGGTTCTCTTTATCGATTTCTCCATCTGGTTTTGTATTCAGTGGCTTAAGTACACCAGACTTGTTTGGTTTTCCATCTTCAGAATATCCAAGAGCAGGCGTTCCTCTTTTTTTGTTTGTGTTAAATATAACATCGACTCCGGGAGGAAAATCTTCAGGCTTTCCATAAACAGCCATTCCTTTTAAGTAATGAGTGTTGTCGACAGCTATACGTACCTGTGCGTATGTAGAACCTCCTAATGAAATATCCTCTACGCCAGGCCTTAATTGAATAACTCCATCTCTGTCGATGCCTTTACCTAAGCCATCAGGCGTGTCATCTTCAGCATATATAATCTTGAGTCTCTTGCTATCAAGGCTTGGCGGGTATTCAAAAGTAGCAAACGACTGACTGTTAGGATCGTATTCGTAGTCTACAACGGTCCCGATCTCATTCTTATCTCTAGCCTCATAGACTTCCTGATACGAAACACCTTTTTTGCATAATATCATTGCATTTGTCTGCTGACCTTTGTTCGTAGTCTGAGGAATGCCAATTCCATACACAGGATAGCCTTGATCCTCTAATATCATCAGCGCCTTTGACATCATCTCAGGAGACACACCTAACGCAGGGTTGTTCTCTTTCTCAACGCCAGCACCAACGTCAATATAAGTTTTTTGTTCGACTTGATCCTTTAAAAAATCAGCCACGATCTGAGGCTTTGTTCTTCTAAACTCACCGTTCTCACCCTTTTTCAAAAGGCTTCTAATAGATGACTCGTTAGGATATCCAAGACGGTCAGCAATCTCTTGGTTTGTCTTACCGTCTTGACGCATGTGATACGCAGTTAGATAGTCATTTCTATCACGCTCTGCTTTTGCAAGAGATAGTCTGTCTCTAAATTCGCCACTAGAATATCCCATCTGCTTAGCGATTTCAGTATTTGACATTCCCTCGCTGCGCAACTGTTCAACACGAGCTATAAAGTCAGTTGAATGCTGATAAGGATTGTCTCCTGACCCCCATGGATACCTGCCAGAGTGTCTTTTTGTTCCATAATGCTCTATAAAGTTGTCGTCGAATATCAATCCGACATACCAATCTGTCATTAGTATTTACCTCCATATGGGTCTATTGAATTGACTATCTGTGACCTGACCGTTCCGTTATGAATGATTCTGGAAATATCATCAGGACTCGGAAAGTCGTCAATAATTTGGTTGTTTTGATAGAGGTGTAGCTCTATCGACTTAAGCTCACTGGGATCAACGTGGTATTCGGCGCACCACAATGCCGCATATGCTCTAAGCTGCTGCATACTGGCTGTTGAGGACCCAGTCTTTAAGTCATGAATTATCAATCGCCCATCGGGCTCTACCCTGATACAATCACACGTGCCAAAGTTCCATGGAGTATTCATAAGTTCTACTTCAGGTCTCATGTTCAATTTGATTGCATCGTTCACATAAGAATATAAAGTGTAAAGAGCAATATCAGAAACTAGTTCTCCTCTTGCCCCAAGTTCCACTTCTACAAGGAAGCGTATAAACTTTAAATTCTTAGGCAATTTCTTTTTCTGCCAGATCAACTTCTTAGCAAGCGCATGAATATCAGTACCGTTCTGCTGAGAGTATGCGACTTCCAATTCATGTCGCACAGCATCTTCAGTAAGTTCTCTATCTATCCATCCGTATTTGCTTGCTCCATATAGAGCATGTTTTCCTTCGATCTCCGGGTGTTTGTTAAATATCATCCCTCCCGGAAGTCTTGGGTCTATTTGCAAAGTGTCTCTCCAGCTCATTTAAAACTTCCTCCTTGTTTTCTGGAAATATAAACCTAGAGAAAGACATCTCGTTCAAGGCGTTTACGTAATACGTCTGATTCGGTTGCTTTCTCGCGGTTGCTGATCTCTTGCATTCAAGAGTCGCGTACGTGTCTTTATACAAAATTATCAAGTCAGGAAACCCTTGCTCGACATTAGAACCGTCGTTCTTATGCACAAAGCAACCAGGGAATCTTGTTTTTAATTCCTTGATTAAGTTTGCTTGAAATCTGTTTTCTCGCATGTTGGGTTCTCCAAAAATATAAAAGAGAGCGTAATGTGCTCTCTTCTCATAAAAGGGGTTGTAATTAATACGATGCAGACATGCGAAAAATGGCTTATTTATGCGGTTTTTTGAAGGTCGCTATTTTTTGCCCACCCCTAATTCGTAACTTTACAGACATGATAGCCTTTTATACTCTTCGTTTTACCTTCAACGACGTTGTAAACTAATGAAATATCACAACCTAATCTGTTTGCAACTTCATCTGCTGTCATGTATGCTTCATCCATCTCAACGATAACGTATCTTGAAAAAATAGTTTTCCTGTTTTTATGCGATAAGTAAAATATCAATTGGTTCGTGAAATCGCAATTAATAATCTGTTCTCCTTTATGATTCTTTTCAAATATCAAGTCGACAATGTTTCCTATTCGAAGCGTTTGTCTTATACCTGCGTCATTGTACAATTTAACTTCATTTGTTCTATGCCAATTTGTAATTTGAATAATATGCAAAGTACGTTTATTAATGATTCTTCCTTTACTAGAAATTACGTACCTACTAAACCCCGGAATATCATAAAACCGTTCGTTTTCATAAATACAATCTACAGTCACAATCACGTTCCTTTCTTAAAGAAATCTGCAGAAAAACAGTGTTTCTGTCAAATGTCAAAAATTTTCTCTATTCTTCTAAATTTTTTTATTTTGTTAACTTTTAGTTAACTTTTTTTTTTTTTTTGAAAAATATAAAAAATATTTGTCAATTTGACATGTTCAAAAAATGGCTTATTTATGCGGTTTTTTGAAGGTCGCCATTTTTGCTCTGTCAAATATTTGACAAAAACGCCATTTTTGGGGGTAAAATCCGTGTTCACTTTTTAGTCGCAAAAAATGGTCATTTTCCGAAAATATTTGACAGAAATGACAAATTTGACAAATATTTGACAGAAAATTTCACCAATTTTTTACCCCGTTTTTAAATATCATCATTGATCGATTTTAATAATTTGAGACCTGTGTCGGCGTGCGTGATTGTAAAGCATAGACAACTCATACTCGTCTATTTTTCCATGCGGTGTGTACACATACTCAGACTTCATAAGATCTCTAAGTCTTATGATGTGATGACCACGAATATCAATCTCACTAGTTCCTGTACTAAACGCTTTTGATACAGATGCTCTGCTGACGCCCAAGTGATTAGCCAAGTCTACTTTAGAAAGACAGTGTGTTCCGGTTGTTGTATCAAAGAACGACGTAAAGTTCATACTCATTTCTAAATATAAAATTTCATCAGAATACACCACATCTTTACCGTCAGTCCAAACGATTCTATGTTCAAGGTTTCTTTTGTCAAGCGGCCAATTCTTAGTTATTGTTCGTTTGCTCCCTTTTAGTTCTGATAAATATCTAATATTAGTATTCTCAGGTGTATTTAGTAGTCTTTCCAACAGCATTTCTATACCGTCCTTTCGTTTTTTACAACGATTTTTCTCTATTTGGACACCATGGGCTTGTATCGTTTGCCCACCTGTTATTCGTAAAAATATCAGTCGTTGTTTTTCTATAGTATGGGCTTGTATCGTTTGCCCACCTGTTATTCGTAAAAATATCAGTCGTTGTTTTTTTATAGTTTTGCTGTGTATTATTGAATTTTCTAATGTATTTTGTTTCGTTGAATTCTTTTTTCCGTTTCAAACTGTCTGTTATTGCTCTGTCTATAGGGCTTTTGCTCACAAAGTGATAGTAGAAAAGTTCTTTATACGGTGTATTTCGTCTGTTGATTCTGCCTTTTGCTTGTATCAATGTTTTATAGCTATAGGTCTGACTGAAAAATATCATAGTGTCAGTGGTGATACAGTTCCATGCTTCAGCTCCGCTTCCATAGTTGACCAGATATACCCATTCTGCTCCAACCGGTACAGGCTCATGCTTGTGTCCATTTAATTCAGCAACCTTGACTTGTTCTCCAAAATCTATGTTTCGCAGAATATCAAGCTCATAATCAAATGAGTAGAAAACAACAAGCCTTTGTTTTTCCTTTTGAATACGTTTTAGCTCTCTTACTCGTGAAATATCATCATTGCTGCATCGTCTTAGAAGGTAACAAAGCTGGCTTGCGTTCTCTACTGGTTTATTGTCAAATGGATTCCACCTGTCTCTCATAATGATTCGATAAATATCAATGTTGTATTTGCAAATGACCCTCTCCTCATTGATTACAACGTCATTGTGGTAATTCATTTCAACAAGAATTTCTTGTTTAATCTTATCAAGACGTTTTGTTTCGATGTATCTGGAAATTTTCGGGTATCCTCCGTATTTGGTAATCACAGCATGTTGGTTTAAAAAATCCCACTTGCTTTTGTAATATCCATTTGCAACCATGATTGGCGCGTATTGCTCATACGTATCACCAGGAGTTGCAGTTGCTACGATCCACTGATTCCCTACCGAGATCTTTAGGAATGCCTTAGTCCATTCCCCAAACGTGACGAGATGGTCTTCGTCAAATATAAAGTATGCGTCTTTTACCTTAACGTATTTCTTGATACAGTTCCATGAATCGATTGTTACTTTTAGACCAGGATATAAAGCAGAGTTTTTTGTTGAAATGTGGAACGGAATCAGTTCTCTTTCCCAATCAAGACTATCCCGTTTGTTCGCAGTCGTAATGATGTATAAATCCTTAGGTTTAATCATTGGTGTATAAATATCATCAACGATCTCTCCTTTGTTTTCTTTGAAATACCAATAGATTGCCGTTCTTGATTTACCTGCTCCTGTATCTGCGACAAGTATGTTACCAGAATGAAGCTTTTCGACTGCCTCAATCTGGTAACTGTCTAAAAAAGCCTCATTCTGTTTTTTCATACTAACCTTCTTCCCCTACTGGTTCATTTGTCGTTTCTTCTATTGCGTTTTCCATTGCAGTATAGAAATTGAAGTAGACAACGTCGCAGAGTTTAAACAACTGAGAAATATCAATCGGTGCACCTTTAGATACATTAACAATCGTTTTGTATGGTATTCCTGTTGCGTCTGCGATTCCTTTAAACGTGATGTTACATTTGTCTACGTGATCACTAAACTGTTTACCGAAGTGACAGCGTGCTTTGTTGTTATGCTTGTAAATATCAATCATTCTATCCAAGTATGTTTTGTTTTCCATGTATTTATTACCTTTCTGGGTCCCACGGATCAAAGAAGTCTACACTTTGCTGCTTCTTTTCTATCTTTTTCGACGATTTTTGTTTAGAAGTATTTCTCTCAAGTATGTGTTTTGGAATATCATCATCGCCCTTCAAAGCTCGTTTTGATAGAACGTCTGTGATGAAGTTTTTCAATTCAATATTGGTTGTTCTTGCATAAATATAAAGCAGCGTTTCGTTCGATGACCGACCAAAATCTCTGCGAATAGCATCACTAACCATTACACGTCACCTCTTTGTCACCCCAATTAGGAATGTCATAATTAGGTTCCTTATGAAGTTCTTTTATGTAAATATAATGGAGTTTTCCACTCGTTCGCGCTTCAACGGTGTCGTTTGGGTACAAATATAAACCGTCGTCCATCGTATCGTTTGCTGTTTTTATTCTGATAAGTCCAGGTTCACGCATTGCTTCGTATTCCCCTGTGAATCTGTTACTCCACGTTGAACAGAAACTGCAAATATCAGTAGCGTTCGTGCCGTCATAAACGATCGATTCGCCTTCTCTAATTATTTTACTCATTCCTTATCACTCTCCGTACATAAGTCTCTCAATTCTCTCAAAAAATCATCATCTGATGCGTATGTCGTTAGCGTATTTTCTGTTTTATTATTCTTTGTTATGTAGTCTGCTCGGGCAAGCTCGTTAAGTCTCTCAAGTGATTTTGAAATATCCTTAAGCGAAGAAGCAATGTCTTTGATACTCTGTTCGATTGATAAAAGCCTGTTTGTATTCTTGTCGATACCCTGCAGGTGCTTTAATTCTTGCTGATTGATTTGTGACATTAGATTACCTCCACGTGTGCTGACCTATTCATTGCTTTGTTTTTAGCAATTTCGTCTCCGTCTATAATGATTACAGGCTGGTTGATACTGTTTTTCTCTAACGTTCGAAGACCACAAATACTAAAATATCTAGCTACTTGACTGTCTATCGTTGACATCTGAAACTTTATTCCAGTAAGTTCTGCCTTGATGTCTGGTAAATTAATTTCGTTACAAATATCAAGAAGTTTATTGACATCGTTGTCGTATTTGTATGTGTGTTCTTCAAGTTCTTTCATTTTGTATAATGCCTCACGAATAAAACTTGTTTCACGACGAGTCTTCTTGATCTCGTCAACTAAATATAAAACCACTTTAACGAGTCTTAAAAATTCATAGAACATGTAGAACACAACTGCAGTTAATATAAACATACAAATAAACAGAACTATTGTCATATTGTTAAAATTCTCCTTTACGATTTTAATTATTACTTAATGCTGGACTGGGCTTTGTTAAAAAGACCCCAGACGTTTGTTGTCCAGGGTCTTATCAAATATCATCATTCTTCAAGCTCTGGTTCGTCCGGTGTCCATTCGTTGCTCGTGATCTGTGAATAGAGCTTGCTCTTTCCCGCAACAAAGTACATTGCCTGAAGTTTTGCTGATACACCATTGCCGCGAACCATTCCGGGCTTACGAATATAAATGAATTTGTTGTTCTCATCTCTCATCGGTTTTCCAAACTGGTCACGCTGAACCTGGAAACGATAGTCATAAGGTCTGATTACCAAATATACATACTCGAACTGAATATTGTCGATACCCTGATTCGTTGAAGGATTATAGAGCATGTCTTCTGTGTAATATGTGACAGTGTCTCCAGCAGCTGCGTTAAACGGCTGTTCAGGCGTCATGACTCTGTTGTACTCGGCAATGATAGGCCTCTGTCTTTCGGAGACAGGGTTTCCTTTTCTGTCGTAATACTGTGCCTCTACCTGCAGATCAAATGTCGGATCAACACCAGCATTAATTTCTTCTCCTCTGTCGTTTGTTCTGACTTTGTGGACAGACCATCCTGCTGCTGTCCATTCGTTGTATTCTTTCTGTGTTCCTACAGATACTCTGACACCCCATCCAATGTCGTGCAGATACTTTGCCTGTTCAGGATTATCAATTGACACTGTAAACGTTCTGTGTCCTTCTGCGTTGTAGTCGCTTCCTGCGCCTCTCAGATTTAACCAGAAGATGTGTGCGTTGGGGATTACGAGGTTCTCTGTTACTCTTTCGATTTCTTTTGCCATTTTGTTCTCCTTTTCTTTTTCGTTTTAGCAAAATATAAAAAGCGCACGTATTGTCTTATCACGATGCGCTCTTTATCGATAATGATTGTTGCGTTTTTGTAAGTAAATATCAGAACGGTAGAGACGGATCGTTAATGTCTAAAATGTTGTCCCATCCATCTGGTAGAGGGTCTGATTTTGGAACGCCGGATATAAATGATGGCTGTTCGTCTTCATCACTGTCCTTTGGGTGTTCTAACTCTGCAAGTGCCTGTTCCTTTGTGACTTGTGAGTATGGTTTTGAAATATCAATGAACCTATCGAAGTCGCCGTATTTCTCAATCTGTTTGATGGCTTCTCTGTTGGTGTCACGATAGAAGTCGAGGTCGACAAGGTTTTCTTTATGCTGGGATCTTAGAATACCTGACTCCATCCAGAAATATCCCTTTGTCCCTTGAACCGCATCATACTTTTCTGTGTTTTCTCGTTTAACGAAAAGTATGTTTCCTCCGTCTTTAGGTTTAACAGGAGTGAACTGACCGACCTTACCTACAAACACATACTCAGAAATATCATCAGCTGTGATTGTTTTTGGATCTTTCAGTCGCGCTTCCTTTGTCAATACGCCTAAATATAAAGCACCTTTGGATACAGATTTGATCTCACACATGTCGTCAAACTCTGGCTCTTCGTTTAAGAATAACGTTTTGAATACATACGGATGCTGAAACCTTGCTCCAGTAGCAGTCCACTCGTTTGCGTGTTCTGCACTATCAGCAGCGCCATAAGCAATATAGTCAGCATCATTGATTGCACAGATTCGATCATATCTTGCTTCGTACTCGAATGTATAACCGTACTGTTTAGCAAAGTTAATCGTGAAGTCGATAATATCATCAGTTGCGTTTGCAATCTTAATCGAGTCTGTCTTGCATGAGACGATATCAAACCCTCTTGCTTCGATTTCGTCCTGCAGCGTCTTAATAAAAAGAGCACCCCTAAGTGCTATAATGTTGTTCTTGTTACGAGGATCTCTGAATGGATTTAAGTGCTTCGTATACGTCACACCATAACTCGAGTTCAAGAAAATTTTATAAGCATCAGAAAGTGCCTTTGCCATTGCGGGGTCATCGAGAAGGTTTCCTACTTCCGGTGGCAGCAGTTTTTTGGCTTCTTCAAACTGCTTGTGTTTGATCAGGAGTCTGATTCGTAATATCTTTGCATACTCTTTTGTTTTGTCTCCGAAATAGTTTAATGCAATGATGCTAGACGGATGCATAGACTGAATATCAAGAAGTGCGACATTTACGTAGATTCCTGGATTGGATACGATATATCCACCTTTTCCAATCTCAATACCTCTATACCAGTTATGTCCGTTTCCCATCTCATCAATCCGGTATTCGTATTCCGGAAAGCTGTTAATGATCTTACCCTGTTCAGTCATACATTAAATATCCTTCCTGATCCGTCTATTGTGTATTCTCTTTCTCCTGGTCCGAACTGCTCTCCGGTTGCTAAGTTTGTATAAACCAAACCTATCTTCATTTCAGGGCCGCCTACGATTCTATATGCGATGTTGTTTGTTGAATCGTTTACAGTCATACCAGACAGCAGAGCCAGCATCTCTCTGGCCTTGTAGTCTCCTTGGCAATACTCGAATACAGCCCATGTTGCTCTAACGTCGTTGTGACAGTATTCAATGATCTCTGGCCATTTATCAATTGGTAATGGCTTGTTCCATGGGTACGAATTCTCAAGGTGAAATAACTTGAGTTTGTATTCCCACTTCTTTAGACCACCTACCTGTCTGTGAGGACCGCTCATCATGTCGTAAACATCAAGCTTGGATAACGATTTAGCAGCCCATTTAACAGGCGGCTTCTGGTCCTTAGGAGCATTGATGTGCCTGTTAGACCAATCGTACAGAACATCGTTGTCGTATCCTTGCATTCGTAACCAGATAAGCATGTTATCGTAGTCTTTGTTGTTAAAACCACCAAACTCATAACTGTTGACCCAGTCGATCATCTGGTTTGCTGTCGGGTTGATTAAGTCTTTGCATTCCTTGTCTTTTTCAGAATAACAAAGTAAAAACAGACCTGGGTTATCACCCTCTTCTCCTGCAGCTTTGCTTGATGGAAATAATTCTGCGTCTGCCATTACAAATGGTTTCGTGTGCGATGCAGGAGGATTAATGTTTGGCCTGTCGTATTTTTCATCTGATTTGAAATGAATATCATTGACTTTGCGAATCGCATCACCATCACCTCTTGCACCGTGGTGAGAACTTTGTTTTGCAAATTCCAACACTGCTTCATAGAACTCGCTTACATCGTATGGTTTGCCTGATGCGTATGCTTTGTCCAAAATATCCTTGATGAAGTTAATATTATTAATCGTTGAGTTCGGGTAATTTGGAATCTCCTTTCGTAGTGCCTTAACGATAGATTTCTTTAATCCGTTACTGTTTACGAACGTCTCTCCATCGTTCATAACCTCCTCCTTTTTCAAAGGTAGTCCTGAGTTTAGCGTTGCAATTGGAATATCATTACATTTTGTCAATCGCCTTCTAAGCGCAAGGTTACCTGTATAAACTTTGATTTCAATATCTTTGTCGTATAGTGGTTCCAATTTTGTTGGATCTCCAGAATAGTAATAATGTAAATGGACGGCTGAGCCAGATCTACTTAGTTCTGCGTAGGTTGCAGGCCATTTGGCAGCTTCTAAAAGATTACGCTCAATATCTTTTTTTCCATTCTTATCCTTAAGGTCAAAGTCGATAACTATTAAGTTTGACGGCACCTTTACGTAATGTTCAGCATACGTGTTAATATCAGACAGCTTAGAGTTGACATAATGCCATGCTGTTCTTGGGGTTCCGTCGTCTTTTGCATATTGAGCCGGTTGGTTAGCAAATATCTTATCAAACAACGATACTGTTTTGTCTAACACCAAAGGCGTACTGACTGCTGTTTTTGCCACAGATGCATTAACAGGTGTTGAACTACCTAAAAGTTTAAAGCCTTTATAAAAGCTCCTTACTGGTGTCCCTTTCTCATCAACGCCTCTTTCAATATACTCACTATAATAGTTTTTCAATTCTTCCCTTAAAATATACATTGGCACTTTGTAGTTTAGTTGTGCCTCTTCTGCGTATTCCTTATACAATGCCCATACTTGCTTTAACTGGACACCTTCGCCAGCACTCAAAATATCATACTTGTCCATCACGAAGTTGTAGAAATTATTACTTGATGCAATCATTTCTGTTGGTACGTATTCTTCGTAATAGTCAGGGTCCTCATTGTAAACATCAATACAATGTGATGCGATAGCGCCTAGTTCAAACTTAACTTGTTTTATGAGTGTTTTATAGTCACGATAAGGAATCTTGTTCCCGGTAGGATGAATATCAATCAGTCTTCTGATCAAACCACTTTTAGCGTCCGTTATTCGAACAGGTTTGTTAGTTGCTACAAGAAGGAAACAGTTAAACTTCTGTGAATACATTCTTTCAAACTTAGCATTTACAGTGATTTCATCGTGTGCGACAACGCTGTTTATCATAGTGTTGTCTTCAACTCTGCTTAGATCACCTTCCGGGTCGATTGCAACTAACGGGTTATTCTTAAATGGTTCTAGTGCAAACTGGTTGTTAGCAGATCCCATTGCTCTGGTATTAACAATACAATAATATCCTTTGAACAACGGGATCCAAATCTCGTTAATGAACGTGCCTTTACCAGTACCACCAGAACCATATAAAACACCGAATTTTTGCGTTTCTTTACCCTTTAGACTAAGTATGCACCCAGTTATCCATTCTAGTTTATGAGCTTCTTTTTCAGAATATAAAGTGTCTCTAAGCCGCTCATACGCAGGCATATCACCAGGCTGTATTGAGTACTCTAGTTTATGGGTTGCGTAATCCTTCTTTGTAGGTTTTTGATCAGCAAATATAAATTTTTCATCCAATGGAACCCAATTATCCCTACATTGACGCTGGACATATTTATGCCATCTGTCTATAGAACCGGTACTGGATTTAGACATGTACATTATTCGAACATTCTTGTCTAATGAGTACTTAGCAATATATCCATTTGGATCTTGCTCAACATACCGGTCCAGTTCTTTGTCAATCATTTTAATAACCGTTGACTCTTTGGTTGACCAGAAACCTGTTTCTTCTACGTATATGGCATAGAAGTCACCGCCCTTTATCATTAGGTCGCTATGTTCACCAACGATAAAGTCAGGATACACAGAACATGTTTTTTTAGAAATTTCAAAATTAATTGTTAAGAAATCAAGAGACACATTCGATTACCCCTCCCTAGAATCATCTTTAACGGAGTTTTCGAGTTCGTCTATTCTATCCAATGCAATTGAAAGTTCATTTTTGAGTTCTACGATTTCGCTATATGTCCATGTGAATAATGCGGCTGCAGATACCTTACTCAAAAAAGAGAATACCTTAGACCTTCTGTTCCGTTTTTCGAGTTTCTTTACTCTTTTGAGAATATCAGTAATAGCTTCCTTGTGGTTTTCGAGAGCTTCTTTGTGGTTTTTGAGAACAATTTTGATAATGTGTTCTTTTCTTGCATTCATGATTAGTCATCCTCCTCTTCGCTCTTGTTTGCGTATTTTGCACGCTTTTCTTCAAGTCTGTTATCGGAAATATAACGAGCAGTTTTGTATGCTGTGTCATACATATGAGTAGTCGCATCAGCGCTAATCTTTGCACGTGCTTCTTCTGCTTTTCTCTTTTCTTCCGCAGCTTTAAACGTCCAATATCCTTCGGGCATCTGACGATTATACTCAAGTTCCCTCTGGTATTCTTTTTCAGCTATAATAGCAAGACGCTTCTGTTCTTCTTCTTTCGCCTTTTCTTCTTTATCAAACATCCGTTCTTTATAGGCGAGTTCCATTTCGTGTTGTTTTGTGCGTTCTTCTGCTCTCTTCTTTTCGAGCTCATACCATTCTTCAGGTCTATGAGAATCACGATATGCGAGAGCTGTTGAGCTTCCCATAACAGCAAGAGCCATGAGCACTGCGCTTGATACTACCTGATGCTGCTCGATGTAATCTTTTGCTTCAGAAATATAAGACTTACCGTGTTTTTCTTTATGGCGCCTGTTCAATTCAAAAATGCCAAATGCTGTTGCGACTGCTGCGGCGTAACCGATGACTGTTTTTACTGTTTTGTTCATGTGTCTCTCCTTAAAATATCTATTTTTCGTCAAAACTATTTAAATATGCGTTCATTTGTGTCCATATTTCGATTTTTGATAAGTCTCTTGTCGTGTTCGAAACTTTGAAAAGACCACCTGACCCATTGGGTTTATACGTGTTCGTTAAGAACGTCTTCAGAACGTGGTCTATATGTTGTTCGTTATATGAAATATCAGTCTCGTTACTAAGCCCTAGACTGTCGATCATATACCAGAACCATCTGCCAGTGCGATCACCGACAGCTGGATTCCCCATAATATGTTCTTCACAACGAACAGCTAAAGCGACCATCATTTCAAAGACAGAACACGGTCCCGAAATATAAATAGAATATTCTGATGGGTTAAGGCGGTTTTCGTAGAAAAACCTATTTCTCATTTCCAAGCCATCTGCCATTCTATTAACGTCTTGCGGGATGGTCCAATAAAAATCCGTAGCAAAAAGCTTTATCAGCAGTTTGTTATGAATATTTTTTCCTCCGGGTTCATATTCTGAGTCTTCAATAAATTTCTTTAACCAGGTAAAATATCTAGCTTTGATTTCAGTAATTACCATTTGAATCGTCCCAGTCGGAATATTCGTCACCATCAGAATATTCATCGTTTTCATAAATATACTCATGATGTGTGGCAGCGCTATATGTCTGGTCGCTCTTATCGATAATGTAATCGATCTTGTATTCGTCGTTCCTGACTCTTACAATTCCTGGTTCGAACTGACCAAAATGGTTCATATAATCAGTGCCTACTCTTTCTTCTACTTCAGTAATGATTTCGTCATACTGATTGGCAAGAACACCAGTAGTTTCTCCCCTTGATGGATCTGGTGCATAATATGTTAAATATACGGTTAAGTAGCCTTCGTCGTAATCATCGGCTTCTTCGTCAGGATGAATTACTCTCGGGCTGAGTAAACGTGTCATATCTTCCCTCTCTTTCTCGTCAACATGTCCATAGTCGCGGTGTTCTTCAACACTTGAATACAGAGATATAAACTGATCAACTGTCTGTGTTATCGGATCTGGCTGCTCAGTAGACATGTTGGTATTATTTGTATGGTTAGTTGGGTTAGTATTCCTTAGTTTCTGTAACTCTGAATTAACTCTGTGTTCATAGTTCTTTTTTAAATATAAAAAGGTTGCAGTTGAGCCAACCACACACCCAACTGCAAACCAAATATAGTTTTTTATTCTATTGTTCATATGTATTCAGGACGATGCCCATCAGCATCTGTTGATACGACTTGCTCCTTTATCGTGTTTAACGGATTTACAGCAGCCTCAAGACGTTTTGTTGTTCGTTTTGGGAAACGTAACGCGTTAATGTTGCCATCAACGTTCGGATCGAGAACCCAAGCAAGATACGCATTACCAGGTCTTTCTTTGTCGCGAATATAAGTCTCGTAAAAACGAAGTTTAATCTGATTGTCTCTGTTTCCAGGAAGTTTGTGCTTTGGATCATAAATCCATCCGACAATCTGTCCCATTGCTACCGGTTCAATATCAAGAGCATCGCATACGTCATTGAGATACAGATAACCCCGTGTGATAAACAAGTCATTCAAATAGTGCTCAATGTTGGTAAGCGTGTCGGAATTCATGACCGTGCTGTTTGAAAACTTCGAACTCTTGTTGTCGAATATCAGTGTGTATGGTGAACTGATTGGGTCTATGACTTTGACGTTTTTCATAAGTACGTCAATTGGTTCGTCTGTTCCGTCGTTTACAGGAACTCTTACGTTAACGTCTTCGATCTTTGCTCCGTCGCAAATATCCCTAGCTTTTTCTTCACCAACTTCTTCGGCCAATCGTGCCTTGTAATTATCAAGCAACTGCTTCGTCGACATACAGGCTGCGGCGAGGAACTGTCCACGTTCCTTAAGTTCTTCATGAGAGGACGTAAGGCAGATTGCTGATCCTGACAATATCACGATTGACTTCCAATATGTCTTAACGAGCTCTTTTCCTGTCCAAATATAACAAGTAGCAAGTGCTTTTGCGTAGCTGGTTGATTCGTACGCAACTCTGTTTTCGCGAACCTGTGCAAGCTTCTTGTTTCCTTCGTCAAACACACTCTGCGCCTTGATTGTTTCTTTTGCAGCAACGTATGTTCCAATTGCAATTCCACCTATACTTGTCCAAAACAAAATATCAGGCTTTTTGTCCTTTAGCATAAAACCCATTTTTCCAATGAGTCTTTTTATTCTATTCATCTATTGTCTCCTTTTCGCTGTTCTCACAACTTAAATATCAAGATCTCTAATTTTCAATAAGAATTGCAGATAGTTCTCTTGCCATTCTTCTTTTTCAGTGTTCGGATCTAATACGAAAGTCATCTAAAATATATCCGTCTATGTTAGGTGTCAACAGAATAGCTGTTTCGTAACCGTTCACAAAGGCTCGTTTTACCGGGTCTTTAGGATCCCAAATTCCAAAATCGACTTTCTTATCAGGTGTCCAGATCCATCCTACGTATTGTCCTGCTTCAGTGTCATCAAGACCAAATTTTCTGCGGACTTCGTTAAGGAACAAATATCCTCTTCGTTCCAACAGTTTCTGACACTGATACTGATAGCGTAAGATTGTGTCTAGATTGTATTCAGGAGAGTCTTTCCAATCTGGATTGGTTTCGTCAAAGAAAAAAGAATATAAATTGCCTTCCAGACAATTACTTGGTGGTGTTGTGTCAGGCAAGCCGTCCTGTTCTGTTGTCTGTGTGGCTGAACTTCCATTGGTGATTGTTTTGTTGAAAATATCTCTTTCTTTTTCAAATCCAATGTCGTTTCTTACACGTTCTCGGCAGTTGTTCAATGCCATCGTAGTCGTTGCCAAGTGTGCTCCAAGCGCAGAATTACGTTCTTTAAGAGTTCTATGAGAATATCTAAGAGCAAATACAGACGCGGTTCCGATTACAGCGGGCAAAATATAATGTTTTGCTACCTTTGCACCAGATACAAGTACGTTTTTTACACATTCTTTCTGTTCGTTCTTAACTGTGTCATCTGTATTCTGAATATCCTTGTTCTTCTTTAGTTCAACAAGTTCAGCCTTTGTTTTATTGAACTCTTCGATATCGTCTTTTGCCTCAAGTGTTTTCACACAGGTTGTATACACAAACAGACCGGTACCGATCAATCCTCCCCAAAAAGCAACATCAGGAGCTTTCTGTCTAAACTTTAGTCCTGCCTTATGAACGACCTGTATTGCTTTTGTTTTTATCGTCTTTACGTTCATTATTGCCATCCTTTCAGTTAGTTAAATTTGAAATATCTATTACGTCCGGTAATACATACAGCCATCTGCCATCCCATTTATACTGGAACGTTGCGTTGTCGAGGTTTGTCCAACCCCAGTAATTATCAGTTGTTTCATATCCTGTAACCTGTGCAGCGGCGTAGAACTCGCTCAAACGTACAAACCGCGCTTTCTTAGGTCCTCGTGGAGTATTCAGCAGCCTTTGCAAATATGCGATAACCTTTTCGGCATCTTCTTTCGATGCGGCCGTTACTTCGTGATAATAATTAAAACTCTTTTTGCTTTGAATAGTCTGTGTGGTCAACAGGTTTGGTTTGTCATATGCTATATGCTGTGGATTCCACTCGTTCCCCACACTTGTGACATCAGTCTTCGTTATGGTTCCGCCAGTCATCAAACCGTTGAAATATAAATCAACTATTCCGTTAAGTATTCTATGCGCACCCTCAAGCACGATCGGAACAAATATAGATGTCATGACACTCTGCTTAAACGCATCCATATCGCTACGAATAAACATTCTGAAGAATTTACCACCCGGTGAGATCTTTTTCTCTTTTGCAGGTGCTGAAATATCCGGCAACGGTATCTGTTCTTCTGGTAATGCTGAAGCATCGTTTACTTTCGAAGCCTCAGAGTTTGATGGAAATTCTATTTCAGCCATTGTTTAAATATCCCTTCTATTAATGAAAAAAAAGAAAGAGACCTTGTAATGGTCTCTTCCAAGTGCTGATACGTTAGTTCTGTGTCGGTTCGTTAGTTGTGGATCCTTCAGAGTTTTCTTCTGCAGGTTTTTTGTTTTTTACTTCTTCGCGGACACGAGCAACTTTGTGAATCAGTGCCTTTGTGCCACCGACAACAGCTGTCACCAGGTATCTAGTTGCAATACCGGCGAGGTAGCTGATGCCAGCAACCATCAGGATCTGTCCTGATTCTTTGCCCGATGTTGTTGCTTCTGTAATTTCTTCTGCAGCTTTCTGAATGTTTTCGTTGTTTTCCATAATAAGTCTCCTTTTCTCCTTTTGAGATCAACGTCTCTGCATAATAGAAACTGTAATTTTTGCGAATATCTTTAATATTCGTAAAAACAATATTCTGGTAAATATGAATACTCGATGGTAAACGTGTGATCATCTACTGGTTCATTATAGAAATATAACTCGTCACCTTCATGATTATTTTCTCCGTTAAATTGTCTGAACATGTCGATACTCCACCCGAGTTCTGCTCCGATGGCTGAATCATGAGGTCTCATATTACCATCAATGAGATAGAATAAGTCGCACCAGCACAAATATCTATCTTCACAATAGTGTTTTTCGGCTAATCGTTCACCGTTCTCAACTTGCTCTAACGTTGATATGAATTCTAAACCAGTATATGAATCAATAAACGTCATAGGAATTTTCTTAGGGTCCGGTTTTCGTGCTTGTTTTTCTTTGTTGACTAACGATAACAAGCTACTTTTAGAAGGCGGTGTCCCATTCCTGTAGTCGATTTCTGCTTGCTTTTTTAAATATCTAACAAGTCTTTGCTGATCAGGCGTCATCGATTTGTACTGTTCGTCTAACCATTGCCTGGTTTCACGGTCGACTTCCGAAAGCGATTTACCTGTTTCAGCAAGCGAAACAGAAAAAGCAAGTGCTTCCTTTTGCATGTTAGACATGTTCGAGAAAGCAATCTTGCTTTCGACTTCTAGTTTATCGTCCCTGATACTCTTTGAATTTAGTGTCCGGATCAACATTGTACACGATCATCCAACCAGGTCTTCCGTTAGGATCATCACATTTTCCTTTATCGATAATATCATTGAACACGTAGCCATAACTCAGGCTATACAGGTTCCATCCGATATCATCAAAGAGTTCGCCACGAACAAGTCCTAAGCAGTCGAGCCAATCGTTGATGCTTCCCTGTCCATCGTTCTTGTTCATTTTGTACATCATTCGATTCATGGCTTCCTTAATATCTTCCCATGAATCAACCCATACGGTTTGTCCAGTAAAAGGCTCCAGAACCCCAATCTGTCCAGAATCACGATGAGCCTCGTTAGTTTCAGATTCCTTACGCTGTTCTGCAATTTCTTTAGATTTCTTTTCAGCAATCTTGTCGTTGATCTGTTCCTGCAGTTCTTCCGGAAGGATCTCTTTTACAGATTCAGTAAGCTTCTCACGATTGTCTTTCTGAATCAAATATGCGGCTGTGAGTACAGTAAGCTCTTTACCATACTTCTTTTCACCCATAAGAATCGCGGCTGTTCCTGTGGCAGTGAGTGTTACGACACGCGTAATTCTTGGCCAAGTCTTTTTAAGTACTTCACCTTTTGTGACAGTTACCTCTTCAGGCTCAACAGAAAGTTCTTCAGCCTTTTCTTCTTTAAGCTGACGAATATCATCATTAGCTTTGTAGCCTTCGTACACACCATCTGCTACTGCGAGACCGAGCAGTGTTGTGCCTCCGTAAATTAACAATTTAGGGAGATTATCCTTTACTGCTTTTGATAATGTTTTAGTTGCTTCGCTGATGGTTTTCAATAAATTCATGTTCATAACTCCTCCTTTACAAATAACTTTATGAACAAAAATAAAAGAGAAAACGTTTTTTATTAATTTGTGCAAATATAAAGCCCTTTGCACCTGGATGTCCTTTTAAGGTTTCTCCAGTCGTTCTCCCTCATAACATAAGTTGTAAATCTTGCGATTAGGCGTTCTGTATTTCGCCGTCTTTGTTGACCAGAATAATTTTGCCTTCTTTTACGAGCTCGTTTAAATATCTATCGACCTCAGACGTCGTTGTATCTTCCTTAAGCAATTCTACGACTAATGTTACTGCCGATGCGGTTGTTCCAAGAATTGTTAAAACCTTCTGTTTATTCAAAGATGAAAACCAATTAGACAGTTTGTTTCTCATATGCCCTCCTTATGCCTTTGTGTTAGCCGTTCCGTATTTACTATTCATTTGACCCTTAAGCTTATTGATAATATCTTTTTTGTAGCGTTCGTCATTACAATATTTAAACAATAAAACTAAGCCGTAATATCTATCATTTATCGAGTCCTGATCGAACCCCAGGAAGGCGTAGATCGTTTCTAAGACATTGGCGACTCTTTCAGGCTGCTTTTCTGAAATGTTAGCAAGAAACTCAACATTGTCTTGTATTACCTTATTTTTATGCTCTGAACTAGTCGGCGTTCCGAACGTTGCCTTATCTACAAATAGCTCCATCAAGTCTCGCATATCTACATAAATATCACCTATGCTGTATATGCTCGATAGATATGTGTCTAGTTTTTTTGCTTCAATAGTAGTCATTGCTTTGTTTATTTCACTCATAAAGCCTCCCTAAAATATAAAAAAGAGAAGGGTTTGTTATAACCTTTCTCTTAGTTTTTGGAACCGATTAAAATATCGATTTAAAGTTGGTAATCATTCTAACCATTGCTTGCATAATAGCTTTGTCTGGAGACATCGTGATGCTTCCGTTCGCTTCCTGTTCCATTCCCATTGTGAATACAGTTACTCCTGCGATGATAGGTAATCCAACGCTCACGACATCTACGGCCTTGTCTCCCACGTAGGTCAGCCAATCTCTCATATACTGAATCTTATCGTTTTCGTCTTTACGCAGATTTTCAATCTCGTCGAGTTCACACTGATGCTCAAACTTTAATCTTTCGATTTCGTTTTTAGCATTTTCTAGAATAATGTTCTGACCAAGTCTCATTTTTTCTACTTCAAGCTTTAGCTTTTCAATTTCGTAGTTTCGATCTTGTTCTCTTGATGTGTATTCAAGTTTCATTCTTTCAAGTTCTTCTTTGTGTGCCGACTCAATCTTCTGCTGTTCGTTCTTAAGTTTGTCCAACTCAAGATTTTCGAGATCGATCGCCTTTGTGAGTAAGTCGCAAATTGCCTTCGCTTTTGGATTAACCTTTTGTTTTCCATCGGTTAACTCAATCATGAAATTTTCTTTTTCAAGCTCCGGAATACGCTTCTCCAAAACAGTTGTAAGTTCTGTTGAAATCTTATCCATCATAATATCAATTTCCTCCTTTTGATAAGTTCCATAAGATGAGATGTAATTCTTACGGTTTTATCTACTGTACGGATTATCGTTACTATCTACATCCAGAGAGATTCTCATCCCAGGTAAAATATCTTTAATGTGTTCTTCTGAAATGTCGAAATCCCAGATGTAATGACCCGGATCGCTTCCATTTTTAATATGCAAACACCCAACTCGTTTGGGAATAAAATTACGCATAATAATCACTGTGATTGCTGATCCGATCAGAATGCCGATAAGTAATGTAATATAATCGATTTCTAACATTTATTAGTTCTCCTTTTTTACAAATATTAAAATATCTTTATTTTCTGTCACCCGCAACTTGTTTTCTTCTGACGGATGCCTTCCTGACTTCCCTTTCAAATTCTTTAGGTTTTTCAAGCATATTGCGATACGCCTTCATTACTCTAATGATTTGGTCTTCGTGTTTAGGGTTTGTGTCTTTCATAATATCTTTAAAGCTTTCGATAACTTCAACAAATTCAGCCATAGTTTACTCCGAAAAAATAAAAGGAACTAGTTTTGTGCAAGTTCCTTTTGTGTGCATTTCGTGTTAGCCGAAAACACACTTTCGTATGATTCATTGGAATCAACATCTTCTGTTTCTTTGTTGCCAGTAAGTTTTTTAATTGCACACCTGCCAAGTTCTTCTGCTGCGCCTGCTGCGGCGAACATGATTATCTTTCTGGCAAGTCTTACATTAAAACCCCTGCTGAATACGATTCTTAACATTGTTATCTCCTCCTCTGTTTCATACAAGAGGTTGTATAGTTTGCGAAAACGCAAATATAACTATCGTTTCTTGTCAAGCAACCAGAAGAATTTCCTATATCGATCATAGTATGTGTCCTTACCGCACGGGATGTTTTCCATCATATGCAGATAGTCATAACTGTATCCTTTTGTTACTCCTTTTAAAATGTAATCGCAAAGCGTTTCATCTGCTTCGTATGCAGATCGTCTAATAATATCTATTTGTTCGCTTATTTTTGCTGCTTCAAACGCGCTTTTAGACGTTATGTCTAACGTGTTCTCATAGTCATTTTTCGTATTTGTATTTATTACGCTGGCTGTATGCACTTCTGATACTATTTGAGAATATCTCTTTGATAGCTCGTTGTACTGTAGGCAAAAATGTTTTAGTTCATAATATCTATGCTTACTAATGTACCATGGGTTTCTTTTAGATAGCTTTGCTCGTAAGACGGTGCTCATTGCCTTTCACCTCTCCACATGAAGCCTGTTTCTTTAAATAGTCTATCAGGAGAAATATAATAATTGATTCTTCCATATCGACTATTCATTTGTTTAATGTCTGTTATCTGAGCACCCTTTCTTGTAGCGTATCCAATCTTTAAATATCCTGTGATCAAACCAGCTCTGACCCATGCTGGATCCTTTCCGTAGACACGCGCTGCTACTTTAATTGGAACTGATCCTAACTTCATTTTTAACACCTCCATTTATCGTTAAGTAAGTGCATTATTAGTCCTATAGCAGTCACCTGCGTACGTTTTTTTACTTTTTGTAAAAATATAAAAAGGACATGTAGTCCTTGTACTTAGCTATGATTTAGTTTTTGTTCTCACTTTCAGCTAAATATACTCTCTTTGCTAACTGATGAATCAGTTCTTCGTCAGACAGAATTTCTCCGTCTCTATTTCGCTCCTCATCAATTATTTCTTGTATTTTGCATTCGTCATAAGCTTCAAGTGCAATCTTTCCAAAAATCACGCAAAGCGTTGCGGCTCCGTCTACTACGGATTTAAATTTGTTTTTCATTTTTATTCTCCCTTCGTATTCGTTTTCATACAATGGGTTGTAAATATCACGAAAAACAAGAGTGTCTGTAACTCTTGTTTTTGCCACTGAAGTGTTAATTATTTGGTAGCTTTGTAAAAGAGATCAATTGTGCTGCTGACAGCATAGAACGATATGATTTCTGCTACTAATGTTGTTGCACAACACCGCATCAGATGGTTACAAAACTTAAGCGTCGAAACGTTGTCGTCATAAATCATCTGCTGTGTGTGTTCAGTATTTGTAAGTGTCTCATATACGTTAGTGCCTACTGCCAGTGCGATTGTCCCAGCTGTAATAGTTTTTACAATATACTTCATATTTTTTGCCTCCATTGTTTTTTACCTCCTAGGCATAATACAGATTGTATTTTTTACGATTAATTATCGTTTTCTCCATTCGCATGATCGTCTGATTTCTTCTGCATGTCTTCTTTGTTTTATGAGATCGTTTTCTCTCTTAAATTTTTCAAATTTTTTGCATTTAGAATGACAGCCAATAGTTCGGTCTTCACAACCTTTACAAGGGGCGTATGACATTTTTTTCTCTCCTAGTTAATTTCGTCATGTTTTAAGAGGCATGTAACCTGATCTGTTACCATGTCATATTCATCACTACACATTTTTAGATAAGTATTTATCTGTCCAGTCAGTTCGTCGATGTTTTCGGCCAGTTTTTTTTCGAGATCATCGTTTATTTGGCTGATCTCTTCAGTTGTTTCTACGTCTTTTAAAACAGCCTCACTGTCGGTATATAGTTTACGTATTTGCTTAAGTCTAGTCGCAATGTTTTCTAAAACATCATCAGTGCTACATAAAGTCTTATAAAAATAAGTATTATTTGATTGCGTACACTGATGAGCACTTGTATCTTCAGCGTCGATTGATCTCATATTAATTACCTACATTTCCGTCGTTCTCGTATCTAAAAGCTTTTATACAGTCGTTTTCTACCATGTCTGATTCTCGATAGATACATTGGCTAAGAAGTTGATAGTCCCAGTATTTACTAGTTACGTTTCCTTCGACTTCAACTATATTTTCGTAATTCCTTCCGTTCCACTTAAAATATAAATTTTCGTTTGTATTACATTTGTATTCGATAAAAACAGGCTGAGTACCCTGTGCGACTCTGTTTAACAGTTCTAAATATGTCATTACTTTTTCACCCTTTGCTCTTATTCTCCTCCGTAAAATTGACAATATAGTCCGTCCTGTATTCATAAGTGGCCCCGAGCGTATCTTCAGAAATTTTTTTGTATTGCGGAGATTCCTGCTCGAATTTATGGCGCTCAGTATATTCGTTCCGTGGAAAGAATATCCTATATATTGTTGTGATCGTCATTATCTTTTCTTTATCTCCTTTCGTAACTCATCAATTTGCTTTTGCAATTTTCGGTCGTCCTCAATCCGCCAGGCTTGCTCTAAGAAAAGAGCTATCGCAAAGATTGCTGCAAATATAACAAGCTTAATCATTTTGTCCCTTAAGCTCCTCTAGAGGTGTCGTGGCTACATCGGTGTCAATTGCTATATGCATAACATTGCGGCCACGATAAGAAAACGGAACAACTTTAAAACTAGCGTCGATTTCCAATTCTGGCTGTTGCACTGTTCGGTAAATAACATTGCCCTCGTATAGTGATGCTGGAGTGCACTCCTCAGTGAATTTTATCCCGGTAAGAACAGCCTTTGACATTCTAACCATGTCGCCGTGCTTGTATTTAATAAAAAAGGGCTTATCTGCATCTATACAAGCCCAGTCATAAAACACACTTCCACAATACTCACAACGCTCGCCGGTTATAGGAGCGCCGCAATTCGGGCAGTTAAGTTCATTCTTTAGTCTCATGATTTTCCAGCTCCCATGCTTTGAGGACACTCTGAAATGGATTATCGCTGCTGTCGTAGCATGCCAACGCGTTCCTCTTAAGCCATGTAATCGGTATTGCTTCTACTGCTGGCATATTACCAATCTTGATAAAGATATTCGTTAACTCGTCGAAGATTTCGTCGCTACATGCATATTCCGCACGAATTTTCAATAATGACTGTGTCTTTGTTTTGCTAATAAGCTCTTCCATTTTCTTTACCTCCCATAGCACATTTGCAACTCTCGAGAGCATCGTTTTCTATATCTGTCATTCTTCTATCCTCTCTGGCTCATAAAACCAGGTCTTCTTTCGCTCGTAAGTTCTTCCTTCAGCGGTCTCGCTCACAAGAAAATATCCATTTTCATAGGAAGTTTTATTGAACCGGTCCATCTGCTCAGCTTCGTCCCATCTGAAGAACACGCGCTGTATTTGTATTGTCGTCACCGTCATCAGAAACACTTCTCCGCAATAATATCACCGAGAGCTTTGGCCTCAGGTTCGTCCTCGTACTTAAGAGCCTTGATGCAATTCTTCGTTCCGAAAACAACCTCATCGAGTGAATCGTAAATATAATTGGCTCCGCATTTGTAATTTTTTCCATCCCATTTATACAGTTCGCCTCTGAGCTCTACAACTTCTGGTTGAGCCTTCTGTTTAATTCTGATCAATAGATCCAGATATGTCATTTTTATCCTCTTCATTCGTCCAGATCGGACCATTTGCGTAATACGTTACGTTCAGGTTTTCAATGTAAAGCGGTTGCGTATGAGAAGCATGCTTTAACTTCATATCATTGAGCTCATTGTAATCTTTGCTAAGATCGTCATACTTATTAAGAACTCCATAATAGTCGTTCTTAAGCTTGTTGACTTCGTCGTTAAGACATTTGTTCAGCTCACGTAACTCAGCGATCTGCTTCTTGAGCTTTTCGATATGAATATCAGTATCGCGCTCATTTGCAGTCTCGAGTTCCTTCTCAAGCTTCTCTTTTTCGTGAAATAGTTTATTGTAGTCCTGTATGTCTTTCTCAATCTGCTCATTAAGCTCTACGTTGTCAAGGACTTTCTTTTCAAGATCGGCATTCAGATGATCATACTTTAACTTCAAACCTTCGTTTTCGTTCTTAAGATCCAGGTTCTTTTTACGAAGAGTTTTAATCTCCTCGTCTTTTGTCTGAATATCAATAAGATAGGAAGTAGGCTCAAATACCACTCTTCTTTCTTTTACTTCTTTCTTGAGCCTATCATTTTCGCCAGTAAGCGCTTCAATCGTCATGTTTCTATTAAGTAAAGCCTGCTGGATATCTACGAGCTGAGTCTTCTGATTCGCAACTTTTTTACGAAGTTTCTCATTTTCCTTTGTTGCACACTCATAGTTAAGTTTTGTAGCAAGATTACTAATATGATCGTCCGTGGTAATTTCGCGAAGATGCTTGATTTCTTTTGTGCATATATCAAGCTCATGCTTGAGATCGTTATGGCAGGTGAGAAGCTCTCCATATTTATCCTTGAGTTTCATATTCTCATGTTCAAGCGAATCGATTTGTTTGCCCTTGGAATATAACTCATTCTGATGCTCCGCGATCTCCTTCTTGAGCTTTTCGTTTTCTAATGACAGTGCACTAGCATTTGCATTAGCTCCCTTGAGCAATATCTTGAATGACGCCTTAGTATCTTCAAGTTCTTTCTTGAGCTTTGCGCATTCCGACTCACAGCATTCTCTGAGAGCTGTTTCCATATTTAATCTAAGAACAATTTCATCTCTGGTCATGAATCTTTCATAGTGGGTATAGTCTGTCATCTTAACGTTCTCCTTCATCTTCAATACCGTAAAGTATTGCTTTTTCTAGTCTTTCGATTATTCTTCTCGACAGTTCTAGCGAGAACCATCTTTCGAGCAAATATATTCTGTGCTTATCTACATCGTACTTACGAGCAAATTTCTTACGCCGTTTGCTCCACATTTTCATCTCCTACGATTCGAATCTCAAATATACAATTTGTAGATACCATATATGTCATTCTCCCTCCTTATAAGGCTCAGGCTCCGGCAGCCATGCAATGACATTCACATCAACTTCCCACCGTGCAAGGTTTATATAGTAGCACATGCAAGAGGTGTATTCAGTGCCATCTTCGTCTCGAATTGTCACATAGTATA